TCTGATGTAAAAATATAAAAACGATTTGGTGTATTTGGTCTTTCAACAATTATTGCCGATTGTGTTGATGAAGTATTACCGTTCAATGACGTTCCCATTGCGGCATTTCCGTTTGGCATCGGTAAATTTTGTGATGTCCAAACTGTCCTTCCGTCTGTATAAAATAACAAACCTCCACTTGAATTTGATATTGACGCAACTCCTTCTGTGGTAACCAATTGTCCTGTGAGTATAGGAACCGGTACGCCAGAATTAAATGTGATTGCGGCTCTATTTCCGAAAAACCAATTTGTGGTAGGTCCTGGTATTTGTGATAAGATATTTAAACTGAATAGTAAAAATAAAACATTAAATACCGTTTTTTTCATTAGATTGAAAAATGTTCTTTGATTATGGTCAGACCTTCCTCAATTTCGTTGAAATCTCTTTCAGGTGCAAATAAATGTGTGTAAGGATTTTCTTCGGGTGATTCTATAATCATAAAAGCAGGCACAAAGTCGTTTTGAGTAATCTCTTTAAACATATCATACTCTTGCTCATAAACATTGATATCTCTCTCATGAAATTCTATTTGTTCCTCATTTAATCTGTCTTTCATAATTTGACAGAAAGGGCACCCTTCCATAGTAAATAAAATAAGTAATTTATCCATTAACCAATGTTTCTATAAGTTTATTGATCTGACCTTCATCTATCATACCAACAGATGTATTAACCTCTTTACCGTCACTAAAACTTTTTATTGTCGGTACACCCCTTAGTCCGAGTTCCACTGCCAATTCTCTATTTTTATCTACATCCATAGTGTAAAGTTTAACCGATGAATTTTCATCTATAAGTTTTTTAGCTACTTTTTCAAAAGTTGGTTTCATTACTTTACAAGGACCACACCACAAAGCATGGAAATCAATCAATAATTTATCTCCGTTTTGAATTTTTTGTTTTAATTCTTCTTGTGTTATTTCAATCATTTTGTATTAATTATTCTGTTTATTTGAAATATTATATCATTAACCTTTTTTGATTTTGAATAATATATTTTTAATGCATAAATATTTTCTTTAGTTTTTTTGGAGAAATACATAAAAAACCCCTCCTTCATTTTAATTATCAGTTCATTTATATCAGAAATTTTTTGTTGTTGATCATAAACGCTATCACAATATACTATTTCATCAATAAAATTATTTTTAATTTCTAAAAATAAATTAGGATCAAAGTTATATTCAATACCAAAATAGGTCAATACACTCAAAATTTGATTTTGACTTTCTAAGAAGGGTTTTTCTATTTTGAAAATTTCATTCATAATTATATCGGCAAATCCATAATTTCTTCGTTTTCGGAATATTCACAATCCCAAACTACGAATCCTTTTTTGTTAAAAACGGCTTTACTATAAGTATTCTTTCCGTTCTTAAATTTAACAATCATTTCAGGTAAGGTAAATACGTTTGATGAACCCAAAATTTTCATTCTATCATCAAGTTTTTGAAGAGCATAATTCCATTGGTCGGGTAATTCGTGGTTAAATCTTCCTAATGATTGAATATTTTTTAAAATAACCTTGTTTGACTTTTTACTACAATTGTATTCAATAGTAGCCCTTTCTTTTGATGATGGGTCTCCTTTTCTTAAAGAAATTATAACCGACGAAGCTTTATCTGAATAACCTCTAACACAATTACTTTGAACTGCTGATTCTTGATTATATTCCTCAGTTGTTGTCAATATTATGGGGTAATAGTTTTCTTTATCAAAAATGGGGATTTGCACTCTATTGACAAAATCTTGATTATAAAATCTATAAACAAACCCATTTTTGTATGATTGTAAAATTGAGGAAAAACTAGCGTGTTCCTCTGTAAAATCATTTTCAGTTTTAGCCCTCAGTTTTACATTTTCACCAAATTCCTTTAATTTGATAATGAAGTTCAAATGTTCAAGTAACGAACCATAATGAATATCACCATTTGCCGATGATATAAATAATTTCCAAAAATTGGAGATTTCTTGTTTAGACAAGTTACATTTGTTAAAATAATCAATAAAATAATTATAAGAAAGGTCATAATGTTTATCAAAATTTATAATTTTGATTACCTCACTTGTATTTTGATTTTTTATAAACTCGGGTCCGAAACATTTAACCGCAGATTCAAGTGCTTTACCATTAATATTAGTCAATTGATGGAAAATTTTTCTAAATTTATCACCATTTAAACCATAAAATGATTGTAAAGCCTCTATATATTTGAAATCATATTTTCTTAATAATTTTTTACTTGGTGTTGGATAAATATTGTGGAATATCCTCCAATTATCAGGTAGCTTAACTCCTATGGAGTCAGATCTTAATTTAAATATTTTTTCATTGGGATTCAAATTATCATCAATGTTAGAATTTGGTATGTTTTTAAAAAATATTTTTATTATGTGTTTGGTAATCTGATCTATATTTTCTTTTTGATTTGGGAACAATACTGATTTTATATAATCTATAACTATTTGCATGGGTTCCCTCCAAAACTGATTTCTGAAAAGTTTTTTTTGGAATTTCCTCTTTTTATGATAGTTTGTGATTGTACCGTGATATAAATCGTGTGTTTTAAAATTATAAGTTAGAAATGTTAGATTTGTTGATAATTCAAAATAAGGATTACCTACTTTTCTTAGAGTCCTATTATAAAAAATTTTAATTGATATTTTATTGGTTTCTTTTTCAACTACAATGAGTTTATTCATCCTAAGTAATGAACATAATGGATTCCCATAATTTTTTTCAAAATCACTCTCAAGTTCTGAATTATGTGATATCTCAAAACCTTTATAGTTATTATAATATAAATTTTGTTTATTGGGCGATATTAATTCGCAACTGGTTTTGAAAAAAGTTACAAAATATTTTTTTGATTCGTAACGAAATAACTCTTCTCTATTTTTTTTCATAAAAAGGAATCAAATATATATCCCTTAATAATAACATTAATTATTTAAAAAAACAAATCAATTAAGGCCAATCAGACCAAATTTCGTTGATTGAAATACCTTATCAACAATAACCACCATTTTTGAATTTTTCACATCAACTTTCTTTAATTTAATAACAATATCAATAATCTGATCTTGTGTTAGTGTGACATCATCTCCTTGAGATTTATTTTTTTCACACTGACTTTTTACCAAATCATAAAATTCTTGCTTATTCAAATCTCCAATAAGATCTATTAAGTCATTCGGATTTGTTTCAAAAAAATTAATGAATTGACTCATATAGATTTCAACATCAATATTACTCATGATTAGTGGGCATTATGTACGTAAAATTGCGAAGCATGTGACTCTGTATCAAATTGATCTTGGACATCTTTTGGTAATGTTTCAAATAATTTTGGATTACCTCCCATTAAATTCAAAACAACTAAACTATCCAATTTACCTATTGATGCGGGTAATGATTTCAAACTTTTATTATTTGATAAAACCAACATAAATAAGTTTTTCAAGTTACCAATTTCATCGGGTAATGTTTTCACAATATTATCCAATTGTAACATTGTAAGATTTTTGAATTTTCCAATAGTTGCTGGTATATCATAGGCAATATTTTCATTTGATTTATTTGTAAATGAAAACTCGACTATATTATCAGGTAAATTTTGAATGAGTTCTTCAAATCCATATAAGGCGATATATTTTCCTGCAGTACTATTAGGGTAAACCACATCAACTTTATCACCACCTTTTGATGCCAATCCTTGTGCGAACTCAGGTTTGAAATATTCTTTTAGTTCAGATCCTTTTGTATTTAAAAATTCAACCAAATTAATAGATGAATCCAACCTATCCATAAATTGATCGGATTGAAAATGAAATTGGTATCTTTCTTGAGGTAACCCAGTTCTTGATCCTACACTGCCACCATCATTATTTGCTAAAATAACATAAAGAGGTCCGTCTTTGATATAACCTTTAAAATAATTAGAATTAGGTGGTGATGTACACCATCTTGATTCACCGTTTTTAAAATCATAATACCCACCATACCAAGATGCGGCTTCTTGTCCTAACTCATCAGATCTTTCTATTTTTACAATAGTATAATCATTACCGACAAAATCTATTTTTGCCCCCGGATGTTTAAAACCTTCTCTTTCTTTTCTAATTTCTTTTTTTACTTCTGATTTTTTTAATTTTTGCTTAATCTTTTCTGGTAATTGAAAATTATTGATAAATGCAAAAAGACTAGACGGGGTGAATTTGTTTATATCGCGGTTCTCTATAGGAAAATATTGTTTGTATTTCGTAAAATAAGTTAAATCATCTGTAAGTTTAAAAAGGTCTTCCATGAAAAGTTCTCTTGCCCTTCCAATATTTCCACCTTCATCTACTTGTGGGTTTTCAAAGTTTTTTAACATCCAATTTACATATTGGCCAGGTTGAACCTTTTTAAGATTTTCCAAACTTAAATCACTTGTGTCAAAATCACCTTGTGGTTTTTTAGTTGTTGGATCTGCAAATATAATTTGTGCTAAAGTATCCAAACCCATCAATGATGTTGGAGTACGTCCTGATTTATCTTTTTTTGGTTTCGCGTATTTGTCAATCAATACATCTAATCTAGTACTTTCCGAAAGTATTGTCTTTAATAAATTATTTAGTCTTATATTTTTCATCTTGCAAAGTTAATAAAAATTAATCAAATTTTATTCTGTAGAAAAAATTATCCCCCATATCTTCAAAATAGTCATAAAACCCTGCTGGGGGTTCAAAATCATTAGGCGCATTTCTTAAAATCACCATATCCAAATTAGACATTTTCAAAACAGATGGTGGTAAAGTTTTAAGTTCCTGATTATTTTTCAGATTTAGAACAGTTAAATTTTTCAAATTATCTAAATTTTCAGGTAAAGATGAAACAATATTCTCTAATACCAATGTTTCCAAATTGGTGAATTTTTGTGCAAAACTGCTTGGTAAATCATATTGTGGATAGTTCTTCTCTGAAGATATCAATTCAAAAAATCTAATATCATTTGATAAATTTTTAATTAATTCGTCAAAACCATAAAGGGCGATATACTTTCCTTCCTTTTGAGAAGGAATTTTTATTGTAACACTTTCACCTGATTGAAAATCTGTTGCGAACTTAACTTTCATTTCATCTTTTAATTTTGACATGCCAGGTAAATTAAGTATTGCGATATCAGAGTCAGATAATTGACTTAATGATTTTGTCTTTATAGTGTCAATTTTTTTACTAATGTAGTATTTTTTGGTCTCTGGATCAGCAACCGCAATCATACCCGCAGTTAATTCATGTCCTAACGCTATATATTTTTTTCTTAAATTAACCGTCAGATTTTCAAATTGTTTATCTTCCAATCTTGGTGACCTTATTTCAAGCCAAAGTTCAGCCATCTTCTCGTTACCCAAACTTTCTATCGGATTATCACCAACAGACGTATTTTTTACCTTTTTAATTAGATCTAGCTCTTCACTTGTAAGTGGTTTTGGTTTAAATAAATTTTTAAGATTTTTTAACTTAGGTATTTTTTTTGTTATTTCATCCCAAGGTATATTTTGATGTCCAGAATATCTTCCTGAGTTTGAACCATCTGCTAATGACATATCTCCATCTGGGTCAACCAAAACAACAACCGCAAAATTTAAATCCGAAAAATCTTTATCTTGATCTATAACGTAATATAAAGTCCTTTTGTTGTCTAATCTATAATTATAAAATAAGTTTGAACCTCCTTCACGGGACGTACACCAACTACGACCATTTTTAAGTCTAATACATTGATCCCTTGTTTTTGGTTGGAAGATCATCAAATTATTTTCATTATAAACAACCTCAATGTCTTCAGTTGATGACTTTTCTTGATTCATTATACCTTTGTTCATTCCATCAATATAATGTTCAAAATCCGCAAAACTTAATTCTGTCGGAGGTGGCATTGTCGTATATAATTCATCAAAATTGTCAATATACGCACTTACATAATATTCTATTATGTCATCTGTTATATTTGTATTTTCTTTTTTAAACCTATCAATCAAAATTTCTCTAATATACTTAGGGTAAAGTTGATTTATTAGTTTATAAAAATCTAAGAACTTATAGTTGGATGGGTCTTTTGCTTTACCAAATTTGGATTGTATTTCCAAAAATTTTCTAACCGCCTTTGCTAACTCAGTTCTTTCAAGTTTTTCTTCTTTCTTTTTGAAAGAATTGAAAAGATCTTTTTCTTTTTTCTGAAATCTTTTAGTTTCAATTAGTTTTTTTAAATCATAATAATTGTAAGCTCCCAAATCTCTTTTATCTGCAGGCAATCCGTTTTTATATTTTTCAAATTCATCAATATACTCTGCGATTTTTTCAGTAGAATCAGTTGTTTGTTCTTTGAATTTAGCGACTAAGGTCGTTTTTAATTTATTAGATATTTCTAATATAACTGATTTTGGAGTTGATTTTTCAGTAATTACTGAAGATAAAACTTTAACTAATCTCATTTTAATTTTGTTTTTGTTAATAAATACTTATTAAACCGAAAAAAATTAATAATTCATTATTAAAAGTTCCTCACCAATTGATTGTTTGCCTCCTTTTTTTGCTCCTGCGGCTTTTGCAAATGACTTTGACTCCCAATGGTATTTGTCTTTTGGAAACCATTCCTCTAACTGTGGAAAATAATAATATGACATAGAGAACTTCCCTTTCATAGATTTTAAGGTTTTTGCCAATCTTTCGTGATCCTTTAGTCCGAAGTCGTGATTAGAGTAATAATCCTCTGTTTTATAGTAAGGAGCGTCAACATAGACATAAAATTGTTCGTTATCATATTTTTTTATAAACTCTTCAAAATCCATATTTTCAACAACTTGAATTTTCTTAAACTTCTCAACCCATAAAGGATTTTTTAGTTTATCTCTGAATGTGAGATACTTAGATTTATATTTTCCTTTAAGGTCTATATATGAACTCTTTTCGGGTTTGCTTCCCGAGAATACTTGTGTTAATATGTAAGCGTACTGTGCTGCTATTTCATAATCAGGTTCTTCTGATACTTTGAACTCGTGATCAAATAACTTTGTTTGAAACGTAATGAACAAATCTTTATATTGAGTCGGTGTTGATGTCTGACCTTTTTGCTGACAAGGTATTTTCTCTATTTCAATCAATAGTTGTTCGGGGTTTTTAATACACCTGAAGAAATTTGCATTTAAAGGGTTAAAATCGTTATATATAACATTGGTTAATTCTGTGAACTCTTTGAGGTTCATATTGAAATAACACCAAAACATTCCACCAAAACACTCGGAATATGTTTTAATGTCTTTAGGATAGTAGGGTACAATCCATTTACCGATCTTTGATTTGCCACCGATGTAACTTAAAGCCATATATTTTTTTTGTTTAAATATAGCATTTAATGTATGGTTTATCAATATATGACATTAAAAATATGACTTCTTTGACTTGTTTCGGTCATAAGTCTTGCCAGAAGGTTTGACCTTTTGTATCATTTTTCGACGAATGATCTGTGCTACGTGACGTTCTGACAATCCTTCAAAAGTTTTCATATTTATAAATATTTCATTTTTTTTACAAAAGTATAAAAAATTATTTACCAAACAAAAAATGAAGTTATTTTTTATTAAAAATCAAAGACTTTGGAAACAATTTATGCTAAGGAGGTTATTACTGAAAACCCTCAAAAACCTTGTAACACTTGTAAAAAATCAAAATTAAACAAAAATATGACCGCAATCACAATTTTTGGAACATACATCTTATTTTCCGCAATATACGGAAATTATGTTATAATCAAAAATCTGATTGATTTTATTTTCGGGTAAATTTTACATTAAGTTTTATAAATAAGTCACCCTGAGCCGGAACTTTAAATCCTTTCTGAGGCACCCTAAGAGGTTTTGATGTGTCAAATTCTTTTGGTAACTTAACAGATAATAATCCATCTGGGTGTGGAACCTCAAAACTTTCGGATTGCAAATTTTCATAATCAAAAAACTTATTATAAACCAAATTTTGATCGTGCTTTTCAAAGTTATCAGATGGTTGGACATTAAATCTGATAATTAGATTACCATAAGTTATTTCATCAAAATCACCCCTACCTTGGATCATTATCATCTGACCTGTATCAACTCCGTGTGGTATTTTGATTGCCAGTTCCTCCATCACCGGATTAACGCCATTACCATTACAAGAATGACATTTGTTTAAAAAAGTGAATCCTTTTCCTGAGCAAGCATCGCAATCAGTTTGCATTATTTGCATAAACATCGCAGTTCCAACTCTTTTGGTTATTACACCACTACCACCACATTTATTGCAAGTTTGCCTTTCACCACCTTTTCCCGAACAAGTTTCACATTTATGATTTCTATTAAAGACAATATTTTTTCTTTCTGATTTGAATGAATCCAAAACGGTTATATTAACATCAATTAACTTTTCTGAGACCGGTCTTTGTCTTTGGCGATTTCTGTTAAACATATTCATAACCTCCTCCATAGAAGGTCCGCCCATATTAAATAATGGATTGTTTTTTTGATTATCGTATTGACTTCTTTTATTTTCATCTCCCAAAACACCATAAGCCTCGGCGATTTCCTTAAATTTTTCCTCAGAACCACCTTTATCGGGGTGATGTTCAACGGCAAGTTTCCTATATGCCTTTTTTATTTCCTCTTGTGTTGCTTTTTCACCAACGCCCAATGTTTCATAGTAGTTTCCCTTTGACATAACGATTTACTTAACAGTTTTGAATAATATTTTTTTTCAATGGAGTTTAATTATATTGTTGTCCTTTTCAAAAATAGGACCAAACAAAAAGTCCTCAAAAAATTTAAGACATTAGAAAGAGTTAATCAATACTTTAAAAAATTAGAGATAAAATCACATAAGGTTGTTTTTGAAAAACAATATGAAAATGGTCTTAAATGTGATTTTCAACTTGGTCTATTAAAGTTCGGTAAAGGCGGAGTAAGCTCATTGTATATGCAAGATTATTTGGGTCGTAATGTAAAAATACAATTTGAAGACCCTGATTATGTACTATTAAAAATGGTTGAGTATAGGGTTGAAGAACTAATTTTTGATGTGGATAAGAAAAAGAGGATTTCTGTGGATCAGTTTGTTAAACAATATCTTGATAAGTCTGGTATGAAAATGGTATCAAAAATTAATAACAAAGTTATTTTGCAATATGAAGAAAAGTTTAAAATATTTTCTTTAAAGACCGACGATGATGCTCAAAGGTTTGTTGACAATATGTCAGAAGATTTTGTAACAAAAGGTAGAATGGACTGTATTTTTGTTCAGGACTGGACCACAGAACAAAGAAAATATCTATATGATTTTTTAGATAAAAATGGAATACCTAAGAAGATACTTTATCGTCACTCAACGACATTTCCTCTAAAACACCATCAAGAAGAAAAATAAACTCGGTACCTGAAATATCAATTTTAAATTTTTCACCAGTAGGTTCTTTTCTTAATTCTATTTGTAACTTTCTAAATTCAGTTACAGGTAATTCAAATATTACAGTCGCCCTACCATTAAATAAATTTTGAGAAGCGTCGGCAATTAACGCCATTTTTTCTAAAATCCCAATGTTTTTACTATCTTCTGCCATAACGTAAGTTTTACCTCGTCTGAATTTGATATTTCAGCTTTTCTAAATTTTCTTATTTCTTCTATAAATTTTTTCTTGTCTGCAAGAAGCTCCGCAGAATCTTTGAGTTTTTCTTTTTCAAGCCAATTTAATACTTTGGCTTTTTCATGGCTCTGTAAGTTCATCGTTTAAAGTCATTTTTTTTTCGGTTAATTCAAAACTAAGATTTTTTAAATTTTCTAAATTTTGTTTATCAAAAATTTGCTTCAACTCAACAACTTTACTTTCAAAAAGTTTTTCTTTCTCTTCTCTTTCTTTATTATACTTGATAACACCATTTAGGTTAATTAATAAATCCTCAACACTTTTTTCATCAAAAACTGAAACAAAAGAAAAGGACCTATAATCTTTAATATTTGATTCATTTTCTATCACAGAATTCTCGGGTACATATTTTTTAGGTAACTTCCATGTTGTTGGAAAAGTTACGTCTATAGATAAATAGTTTTTAAGTTTTCTAACGCTTAATAAATAAGGATTAATTACTGATAATTCTTGGAAAAAGGTCATCTTATATGTTGTATTATGTATGTTATTATGTAGGTTATAGCCAATCCTTGAAGGATAAGTGGGGTGCCGCTCTTATAAATCGGTTGTGGATTCTTCTGCGACACCGCACTTATAATTTTAACTATTGTTGTTAAAATAGTCAAAATAGAAAATATGAATATAAATAAAAATATACTATCTATATTATTCATTTTCGTTCTTTTTTCTTTCTTCAAGAATTTCTTTTCTCAAGCCTTGTAAAAGTTCTTTCAATTCTTGAGCGGTTCCGCGAGCACGTGTTCCTGCGCTTTTGTTTCCTTTGTAGAATTTACCGGCGTCAATTGATAATTGCTCGGTGAGTTCTTTGATTTTTTCGATTGTTTCCATATTCAATTAGAATTCAATAGTTTATTTGTTTTCTAAAAAATAGTATTTATGGTTAGTTAGTAAAGGTTTTTATCGTTTTAAATTCTTATCTAATGACTTATATAAGTCAGTTAGCATATCCAAATCAGATTTTGTAAATGGTTTTTTCAAATCAAAAATGTCTTCAAAAAAACTTTTGATTTGGTTTTTAATTTTAACGTCTTTTTGTTTATAGAAAACCTCATCAAAAAATGATTTAAAATGATCAAAGTGTTCTCCTTTATAAAAAAATTTAAGGTTTTCCTTTGCAAAGTTATCAATTGTTTTTTTCCAACACCATTCAAAATGTTTGGTATTATCCTCCTCTGACATTATTATTTGGTTTTCGTTGTTATCATTTTCAACCCCCAAATATGTGTCTAAAATCAATTGATGTAATGAATTTGCAAAATCATAATATAACTCTACCTTCTCAGGTATGATATTATTCATATCTAACCATACTTGTACATCGTCGGGATGTACTGGTTTTGATATATAGTTAAAAATATTCTCCATAAGAATTTACCTATGGAGAATATAATTACACTCCATAATATTTTATATTATTGCGTCTTTTTATTATACCCTAATAAATGATTCATTTTTTCAATTTCTTCATTTATAAGTTTTTCTTTTTTGTTTTCTGTTGATTCTAAAGCTTGGAATATTCTCGCAACATCTTTTTCTTCTTCGCTATCTTGTTTATAATCATAAACAGGTTGAGCTTGTCTATTGTAACCTTCTTTTTTCTTTAAAACAGATAACAAATTTCTTTTTCTGACTTTGTTTCTTCTTTTATTCACATCAGTTTCAACAGCATTTGCCCATTTAGGATTATTACCAGCTTTAGAGGATCCTTCCATATATTCATCCATTTTGGCTTCATTTGGATGTATTTCATCGTATGCTATGTTTTCTAACCCAGCTCCTGCGAAATTTTCTATATATTCATCAACTTCTTTTGTTGCTTTATAAGTTTTTTTATCCATTTTAGCCAATTCACCATTACCTTTTGGAAAAATTTTAGGTTCAAAATCAAAATCTCCTTTTGACCCATCTTTCAAATAATCTTTCATTTTTTTGGTAACAGATTTAATATAATCTTCGTTTTCTTTTTTTGATTTATCAAGATTTCTTCTTGTTGTACTTACACCAGGAGGATTAGATTGTTTTCTAATATTCTCTTTTTGTTCTTTAACAATCTTCTCAATCAAATCAATCATTTCGTTTTCAGTTAATTTAACTGATTCTTTTTTAGTTTTACCTCCATTTAACTTAACACCTCTACCAAGTAAAACATCTTTACGTGTTACTTTTCCATCACCACTTAGATCAGGAAATTTTTTACCTTCTTTAGTTTCAGATTTATGTTTTCTTAAAAGTTTGAAATCTTCTGAATCAATTTTGTTATTTTTATTTTTATCTAATTTTTTTTGGCCACCAAATAACTTTTCAGTAATTTCTGAACCTGCGTATTTTTGATGACTATCGCAAGCTTCCCTACTAAATTCTGGACTTTCTTCATCACAAACCTTTTTAAGTTTTTCAGCCTCGTCAAAATTAGCTTCATATATTGATTCCATTTTATAACCGCACTCAGAACATTCACCTTCCATCATTACACCTTCTCTGCATTGTTCGCATGTTTCACCTTCTTCAAATTCTTCTTCATCAAGGTTAATTTCATCAAAACCTTCAAACTCATCTTCTTCAGTAACATCTGACTTGAGTTTATTGATAATTTCATCTGCCTTTTCATCTAATGATTCACGAAGAACTTTATTTACAACAGAATCGATATAATTTTTAATTGTTTTCATATTTTACGTTTTTGTATAAATATCTTTATTTTTTATAATTTCTAAATATATGTAGATTATCTCTTAATATATTTTTAATTACACTCTCACTAATATTGTGTTTTTTTGACACATTTTTTATCACTTCTTTAATTCTTTCGTTTTCAAAAATCTTTAACGCTTTGATATCACCTTGATTACAATATGGATATTTTTGACATTTGCGTTTTACTTCAACAAATTTTCCTCCAGGTATTTGTGTTTTTTTGGCACCTCTCCAGTTTTTTTTGGTTGAAGATTTTGCCCATACCATTGGGGTAACATAAGAACCTGATGATGAGGATCCTGTAGCCTCTTTTGTTTCGGTTTTTTTGACCTTACCTTGACAATGTGCTTTTTGACTAAATCCTTTTGGGTTATCACAATCAATACTTTTTTTGTATTTTTCACTCCAATTTTCTCCCATATCCATTTTTTTTTCATTTTTGTTTCGTGAATTTCCAAAAGACTCTATCCAATTTTGAGAATTTTTATCCTTGTCAGTTGTTTTTATGTATTTGATAACATCTTTATCAACTTCGTCTTTACTTAGTTTATCTAAAACAATTCTTTTAAAGATGTCCTTTCTCATAATTTTAAAATCATCAATATTTTTTTTAACAAGCCAATAAGGTATTTCAATGAATTTAAAATTTTCAAATCCTGTGTCTTGATCCAAAATATTTATTTGAGATTTTGGTAATTTTATGCGACGTATTTTAATCAGATAAGGCTCCGCTTCATCACCAAAGGTTGATTTTCTTGGATATATTTCTTGTATATTCAAAATTTCAATAAATTTATCTGATGAATCATCAACTATATAATAAGCAGCAATAAATTTTTTACTTTCAGATTCATATGAAGATTTGAAAAAATCCAAATCATTTGAATTTTCATTTTCTTCTTTCATATCTCCGAATAATGGAGCTGAGAATGATCCGGCTGATGATGCGCCTGTGGCTTCTTTTGTTTCAGATTCAGGAATATTATTCATAGTATCTCGAACAACTTTACTTGATGATGAATCAGTAATTTTTGATGCTAATTGTTGGAAAACACCATCTCTAATCTTATCCGCCATTGTATTTTCCATAAATTAAGCCCTCCTTATTCTTCCTTCCCAAGTACCTCTTTGTGTCCATAAAAATTGATAAAACTCAGACATACTTTTAACTATTAAATCTTTTATTTCAGTTTCCAACTTACCACGTTTGATTTCTTTTCCTATCTCATCAATTAATTTATTTTCAAATTGTCTGGCAGTTTGAGAACCAAGAAATTCTTTAATTTCTTTTCTTATGATGGTTTCAATTTCTTTTTTTTGTGAGGATGAAAGTGACATTTTATTTTTTAAATTTTATTTTCCAATAAACAGAACCCATTAAAGTTGGTTGTCTATTAGAGTTTATTCCAAGTCCTAAACCATACAATTTATCGTTTTTATCATTGTAAAGTAAGTTAATACCCCCATAATTAACTATATCAGTTCTGTCAAATCCTCCTTGTAATCCAATAAAGAATTTTCTTTTTGGTGGTTCCTTCAAAAAAAGAGTATCATTTATAATTCTTTCGGTTATAGATGATTCGAACATTCTTGCGTATATTTTGTTTTCAGTAATCGTGTCTTTTATTATAACAAAAGAACTTTGACCCAAATCGAGAGTATCGATATAAAATCTTTTGGAAAAATAATCTTTTAAAATTAAGATTGTATCCGCTTCTTGTGGAATATAAACAGGTACTTTAACCTCAACTTTAATATCTTTCCCCTTTCTATATACAATTGAATCTCTTGTTATGTAAGTGGTATCTTTCTTATGATCGACCAACTCATATTTTTTTCCTTTAACTTTAATAATATCTCCTTTATTGATATCAGTTTTTCCGTCACCACAAAACCTTAATAACAGAATTACAATAATAAGCCCTATTATTAATATAGTTTTAAAATCAATTTTTTGTTTTTGATTATTTTTCATTTGTTGGTTCAGTTCTTTTTCTTTGAGCTACAACTTTTGCCCATTTTGATTTAAATTTTTCGTAATACTGTCTTAATTTTTCAATTACACTGTCAAACTCTTGATCTACTTTAACCATTTGACTATTGATATATATCCCGTTTGTTTCACCGATTCTGAACATAAAATCCATGTCAAACTCAATTAATTTACCTGACCATTCTACGCTATCGGCATATACGTTTAATGGTTTAAAATCTACCATATCTGATACTTCTTGAACGAATTCATCCATAGTATCTTGAAATGATTGTTTGTCTAATGTTGTTATTTGCAGTTCCTTTTGGTTTTTTCCGTGCATTGTTAAAATTCCACCTGAAATTCTATAGGACTGCTGCTTATTATCTTTTGACTCGGTATCAAAATCTATTTCGGTTTCAACAGAAGACGGAACATTTACTCTGTCAATGTTATCGTCACCAGTTGATTCTTCTTTGAATTTAACATCTTCAGTGATAATACCATATCTTTTTTTAATTTTTTTGATATCTTCCATCAAATTTTTATCATTTTGAGATATCAAGTTTCTTGATACTTTAAGAAGATTTTTTATTTCGTCATGTTTGTTCATAATTTAAAAGTTTGTTAAATTTTTCAAAATCAAAAGCAGGGCTTACATCAGTAAATATCACATCATAGTTACTTTTTGTGACAATTCCCTCAAATTTTTCAATTCCGTTAATTTTTGTATTATGACCTATTGTTTTTTTGGTTATACCGTGTAGGTCGCATAGTTTGTCACATAAATACTTCAACCTTTCATACTGTATTTCAGTATAAGGTTGCCAAAAGAAATAATCTCTCCATTTTTTATCTACAACGGATCCTTTGTGTATTGAACCTATCCAATTTTTATAAAAATCTTTAAGAGGTTCTTTTTCTAACCAACCTAAATTTTCTAAGGAGATAACAATCGCATTTCTGTTTATATTCTCCTCTTTGAAGAATTTAGAGTGCCCGATATCAGGAAGTAATCTTAGTATCGTACCTTCCCTTGATATTACATAATTTGGTATTCTATCAAATTTACCGTTTAATCTATATTTCAAGGAAGATAAGTATTCTCCTATCTCCCTTGATGTATGACAAAGTATTATTTGTTTTTTCTTTTTTTGTTTTCCGGTAGTTTTGAAATCTCCATACTCAATAATCTCAGACATTATTTTTAGTGTAAGTTAGTCGTTTTATGCCGGAGTCCTCGGCTAACTTATCTTTAAGTTCTTCTACTGTTTGATCCTCTACAACTATTTCTTCTTCTTGTTCAACAGCGTTTTCTTTTTCATCTTCAGCCGCTTGTACTATTTCAGGTTCCTCAATTACTTCAACTTCTTGCTCAATTTCAGGTTCCTCAATTACTTCAACTTCTTCAATAATTTCTGGTTCTTTAACCTCTTCAATTACTATTTCAGGTTCCTCAATTATTTCAACTTCTTGTGCAATTTCAGGTTCCTCAATTTTTGGTTTTTCTTCAACTACAATTTGTTCAGGTTCAGATATTGGCGTTTGAATTGATTTTGGAAATTTTATATCTTGTAACCTATTCAAATAGCTTTCAAGTTCATTTAGTTTTTCTTGCGATATATTTACAGTTTCTTCTTTTAATGTTTCTTTTTCAATTAAACCAGCTTTTTTTGATATTTCATCAATATTAATCACCGGAGTTAAAGTTTTATTTTGATTAGAATACACGACAAGCATGTGTGCAAACGTCAATGATATTATGGGTAACAGCCCACCGCTGAAAAGAGCCAATATCAACTTATGGGTTGATATGTCAGTTGATTCAATACCCATAGGTTCAAAAAGAGGTGAAGCCATTTCCATCCATAATTTGAATAGATCTGACGTTTCATTAATATATGAGAATGAGAAAAACAAATTTCCAACAAACTGAATGAACGTTACAAGAATAAAAGGAAAATAAATAAATCTGCCAAGTTTTACAGAAACTCCGGCAAGAGCCGATATAGCCGCAATCTCAACTGCCACGGACAAATAAACCGCCCAAACCATAGGATTTGATATTTCATAAAATGATGTTACATGTGATATTGAAACAAACGCAACTAGCAATATAGGAATAACAAAAGCAGTTACAATTATACTTTTTAGATTTCTTTGGATCCAATTTTTCATTTATCCATATTTTTATAATAGTTTACTGGAACTTTGTTTTTATCGGATAATTCCTCAATTTCCAAAGTTTTCCAATTTGGAGTTTCTTTAATTATTTTCACCATATCATTTGATTTAATGGTTGCAGAATCAATTTTATTGATTTTGTTATTAACAGTTTCAATTTCCTTTGAAAGGCCCTTTAAATCGGATGCGGTGCCGCATGACCTCAAGAAGGTGAAAAATGACAATACAAGAATTGCCAATGTGAAATATTTTTGATATTTTTCCATAGTTTTTATATAAATATTTTAAAATTTATTAAATGTAGTCAAAAAGTTCAGAACTTTCGTTTCTCAATTTACGAAGCGCTTTTTCTTTTATCTGCCTTACCCTCTCTTTTGTAAGACTAAAGTCCTCACCGATATCCTCCAATGTTCTTGGTGTTCCCGAAAGACCAAAATAATCTTCAATAATCATTCGTTCCCTTTGATCCAAAACATTTAATGTTTCCATTAATTTTTGTTTAAGGGTATCTTTGGTGTTGAAATATTCGTCAGGCATTGAAACATTATCGTTTGATATTACATCAATTAATGTGTCTCCATCTTCGTTAATTTCATCATTTAGATTAACCATAGAAGGTAAATTTGTGAATTTTTCAGGTAATTGTTTTCCTGAGGTTTCAATCTCCTTTTTTGCTCTATGAAGATCTTGAACAACATTGACCGGAAGTCGTATCGTTCTTGCATTTTCATTTAATGATTGCAATATACATTGTCTTACCCACCACACGGCATAAGAAATAAAACGAAGGTTTTTTGACCAATCAAAATTATCAATTGCTTTGATTAGTCCCATATTTCCTTCAGCGATTAGATCAGGGAAATCCAATCCTTGATTTTGATATTGTTTTGCCACGGTAATTACAAACCTTAAATTACCTTCGACAAGTTCTTTATTAATTTTTTTCCTTTCATCTGCAGATAAACTACCTGATGAAATTAACTTTGCCAATTCTTTTTCCCGGTCGGGGGTCATAACCTTAATTTTTCTCAAATCTTTAAGATAAGATTGAATTTCCTCTTGGTTGATCGGTTGTGATGTGTTTTTCTCCTTCATATGTTAGTTTGAGTATTTTTTCAAAATTGATTTTTCTTGTTCGCTCAATGAACTTACACCTTTTTCGTTTATTTTATCCAAAATATCGTCCAAAGATAGATCTTTTATTTGGTTTTCACCATTTATTTTTTGTTTTTTCAGATCTTGTTTTGGGGATAGTTGGCTTATGATTGCTTCATCCTCTATATCATAATTATCATCATTTTGATTTTCAGACATACCAAATATGTATTTGTGCAAATCCATAGGTAATGAAGTATAAACATTTTCTGTGAATGGGACAAGTAAATAAAGTGATGTGACATCAATAAAAAGGTCATTTATAAATAAATCAACATCATCTTGTTCATCTGAACATTGAAATTTGATTATCAGTAGTTGATCACCGTAACTATATTTGACATCTTCTTTTTCAGATATTATTGATACTGACTCTGCTAAATTTCTAACAAGATTTGATTTTCCTGTAAATTTTCCAAATGCGACCAAAAGATATTTCATAGTGTTTGATTATTTTACAAAGGTAAGGATATTTATTGGATAAACACAAATATTTTATGAGAAAAATAGTTAAATTAACAAGAGAAGAATTAGTTGAACAGATTAGAAAATCTATCACTAAAAATTTAAACGAACATGATTATTCTTCTGACATTGAGAGATCCACTCAACCGAGAGAATTTCAAGTAAAAGACATTTTCGGTAAAAAATATTCAAGGTATATACCAAATGATGTTATTCGTTATATGAGAAAAAACCCTTATTTGATATTTCAAAGGTTGTATGACATATACGGTGAAGAATCTTTCTCTTATTTAGAAAAGGCTAAAAGTCAAAAAGGTGGATCTTCCTCTTCAATTGATGAACCAATGATGGAGCAAGTTGATGATGAATTAGAAACAAATCCAATGATGGATAAATTAAAAGAGGTTGTTGAAAATGACGGTGAATTTGATGATTCAGACATTGAAGAAATTTTTAGTTTTACGGGACCCAAAAGATCGTTTAGAGGTTCAATATATATAGATGGTATTGTTCCTGAATCAGAGGATAAGGAATTTGATAGAAAAGTTGCGATGAAGGTAATGGAATTTTTTGCTAAAAGAACTCAAGCCGATCAATACGTTGGTGGTGTTGGTTTTAAACAAAGAAGTTTAACAAAACCTTTTGATACTGAAGATTTTTAAAAAATAAACCCCACCTTAGGATGGGGTTTTTTGTTTTATTTAAATTCGTAATCGTAAGTTAATCCATCAGCACAAACTATATTTTTATTTAATATATCCCATATATCTGGTGTGGGATTAGGACCTGCTAATCTTTTTTTACACTCTTCTATATTGTCCTCCATTAAATCAACACCATAAGTTGTTGATAATGCCTCCTCTAAAGAACAATCACTTTTTTCCATTTTTCTGATAACAATTTCACCTAAAAATTCACCATCACCACAACTATTATCTATAAATGTTTTAGTTGGGTCTGAGAAAAGTTGGGGATTTTCTTCTTCTAATTTATCCAACATTTCAGTTACTAAAAAGGGTGGGGTGAAAACTTCAGCCGTTTGTTTTATTCTGAGTTTGTCTCTATCAACACCTGACATGTAAATTCTGTTTCTTATGTGGTCTTTATAATTGTTCAACATTCTGATTAAAGTTCGGCTCGATTATGTTCCCTTCTTCATCGAGGAACTCTTTCCAAAAATTTTTACGAAATGTTGCCAATATTTTTCTGTTAAATCTATCCCCATTACTCATATAACAATATGTAATTAAATTCAAAAAAACATCACTTTCCATAACTCGTTTTATTTCAGTTAAATTTTTTACATCATCAACTATGGCATAAGCGTATTGTGTTAATCCATATTTACCATTTTCATCAACAATTGGTGGTGATGCCATACCATTAGACCAAATAACTTTTGGTATTCCAAAATGTCCTTTGTCTTTAGTATTACTATAAATAAGATTTATTATTTCACCTTTAATAATACTATAAACACAAGGATAGATATGATTTTCTGTTTTTATTTTAGACATATATTTTCTTTGATGATGGTAAGAACTATTTGATAAGATTTGAACTCTTTCTTGATTATCATTAGCAATTAAAGATGATATTGTACTAAAATTACCATTTGGGATGAATTGTAAATTTTTTATGTTAATTTTATCAATTTTACCATCAAATCCTTTTATGGTTGTTTTTAACAAATTATCCGATTCAATATTTTTGATAACATACCAATCAAAGGATGTTGTAGCATTAAAAATTTTCATTCCATCTTTTTCGTCATGTATTTCAATATATTTAACTTGTTTGGATTTAATGAGTTCTTGTGTATTTTTAAATTCACCACTAACATTTCTCCAACCACTTGGGTGAATTAAACTTACATAACCGCCATCTTTACAAATTTCAAATGATTTTTGGACAAATTTAGGCCACAAATTTTCAGCATTTGCCGCACCTGTTTCTTTTTGATACGGAGGATTTCCCAATACTACATCAAATTTCATTTTAAATAATTCTTTCAAACTGTCTTTGTGAAAGACATTTTTATACCCCCTTCGTTTCAAATAATTAACATATTTTACACGAATATCATAACCGAAGACACGGGATTTTGCATCTTCCTCACTATAACCATAAATATCTACTAAACGTCTAACAATTTCAATTAAAAAAACTCCTTTACCCATACATGGGTCAATGAATATACTATTAGGATTAGTCCACACTTCATTTGGAATCTTATCAAGAATCATTCTAACCAATCCAATAGGTGTGAAAACTTCCCCCTTAGACGGATTTGCTTTCCAATTCAAATATAGAGTATTTTTCATATCACGAATATAAACTATTTTCTTGTTTATTGTAGGAAGTAATAATTGTGTTTAATAATTTATGAGAAACCCCACCCATCAAAATAATTTTTTTGACAGTTTTACAATCAACGCCGACCTCAAAAACAACCTCTTCTGAATATCCTTTTGATTCTATCATATCCAAAGTTTTGATTATATCATTTGATTCACAATTATTGATTTCAGAAATCTCAACAATATTTTCAACAATATTTTTTAAAAATTCTTTCAGTTTAAATCTAATATCTTCAACTTTTTTTTCTGATTTTTTATCTTCTTTGATTTTTTCAAAACTATCACTACGTATTATCGTATTAGAATCAATACCAAATAATTTTTCTTTTTCTGTTTTAGATATTTCAATACCAAGTAACTCCTTAACCAAACCAGTATCGTTTATTATATTATCTACTTTAGATGATTCGGCGCCAATCTTAATCAAAGATGAAGAGTTAATTAATTTTTCAGCATATTCGTCTTTTTCTAATTCTATTTCTCCATGTGGCCCGTTTGTAAATAACTGTACTGAACGTAGTACACGATAAATACCGTCGTTTAAGTCATCAACTTCTACTTTTTCTGATTCATAAATAATATATTCATCAATAGGGTTATTATCTTCACGATTTGGGTCTAATGATAAAGAAATAATATTACCAAAAATTTTTGGTTGTCCATCTAAAGTATTACCTGGTGTAAAACCTCGAGATATTTTTTGAATAGTTGTAAAATAGGAACCTCGGTCATACATGAGCATCACTGTATCAATTTCAGGTGCAGAAAGACTACGTGAACCCATTTCTTTACTAACAATAACAACTCTTTTATTTTCTCTTTTTGCTCTTTTGATAAGACTTTTAACCTCGATTTCTACCTCACGGTTTGAGGTTTCATCACTATTAACTAATTTTACTAAATAACCGTTTCCTAATACTTGTTGGATTAACTCTACTAATTTTTTTTGTTGGATCTTGTCTTTTGTGTTTGCAAAAATTTGAGTTACAAGTCTTGGAGCAATTGTCATATCCAAATCTAAAAGACCGACCATTTCACCACTATAGAGTCCGAATAATGATTGAATTAATGTGGTTAGTACTCCTCTTGATTTATCAACATCCATTAATAATTTGGTCCAATCGGTGCGGTATTCTTTTGGCACTGTGTTGAATCTTGAAACCGCTTTGTCAAGAGAAAGTCTCATAAAACGAGGAATTACAATATCCTCTACAGATTTTTTACTTTGTTCTAAAGTGTATTTTTGTTTTAATCTATTTAAAATAGTTACCATAAAAAAAAATTTGTTCTGATTTAAATTAAATGATTTTGTATTGGATGTTCACCATTTTTTACCATAAGCATATCGGTATATGACCAACGAATAATATTATCATCAATATGGTTTAAAGGTGATACTACTTTATCAATTGCGGTTCCTGTCATATAAACATTCAATCCGCATCCTAAAAAATTGATAAGGTCTTGGCTATTTTTTCGATGACAACCGAAATCAGACTCATCAATGAATGATACCTTATCTTGTTTTGGTAAATCACTAATTGATTTGTATTTGGTCATAAACTCAGAGGAATGGAGTGAAATGGGTAATATAATCATTTTTTTTCCATAATACTGTTTTATAACATCTTCTATGGGTTCATTCTCGCGAACAAAAATCATTTCTTTATAGAATGAATCATAAGTATAGAATTCTTTTTGGAAACTACTTAGAGCTGTTAAAACGTAAGCCGGTATTAAACATATTTTATATCCATAATCAATGAATAATGTTTTCATTAGGTCTAAAGACCATAAGGTTTTACCAAAACGTGGTGCCAACTCCAATGCAAACTCTTTAATTTCTTTAGTGTTTGATTCTAACTTTTCCTCGAAAACCATTTTTACGTAATCTTGATAAAATCTAGGATTGTAGGTTTTTGGTTCAGGGTTATCTCCCTCTGATATAATTTCTAGAAGTGCCGCAACTGCTTCTTCATCAGATTTGAAACCACCGAACCACTCTCTACCCCCTCCAGTAATTTCATGGACCCTATAATATCCTCTTTCCTCAAGTCCATTATGTACGTAATGGTCTGGAAATTTCGATTCTTTTTCAAAAATAAGTTGTAACTTCTCTGAATTGCCAGTTTGTTGACCCCTAACCCTTTTTTCTGATTCCTTTAAAGTTTCACCGAACTTGTATAAACCTTTTTCTCGGTCAGATTCTGTGGTAAAGACATAATTTTTATTCATAGATTTATTTAAGTTGTAAAACTTGTTGGGTTTTGTTTTAAAACAAATATATAAAATATTACTGAATAACTCTACTTATATTATCTTCTTTTTTTACTTTTATCACATTATCAGCCCAATTAGAAATTAAAGGGTTGTGTGAGATAAGGAAAATCTTCTCAAAATAATCTTTTATTTTAACGAAAAAGTCAAATACCATATCCAAATTTTCGTTTGATATTTTTCCGAAAACTTCATCCATAACAATTACGTTTGGTTTTGGTAATGAACAAACCTTACTAAGAACTGATCTTAAAGCTAAAGAAGCGATAGTTTTTTCATAACCTGACCCCGATGTCATAAGTTTCTCAACTTGTGTATTGTTATCGATCATCACAAACTCAACCTCGTTTTTGTCATTTATTCTGATTTCCAACTTAAAGTATGAGCTATCTTGAAGTAACCTCTGTAATTCTGAATTTATTACTGGCATCATAGTTTTCATTATGTTCTTTGTGATACCATTTTTACCAAAAATTTCTAAGTATAACTTGTATATTTTTTCTTTTTCAGCCTCTTCTGAAATCTTTTGAATAAGACCGTAATTTTCTTTTATTTTCTTATTCAATGTTTCGTTTTGAAATTTGAATTGATTAATATCCCTATCATACTTGGTCATCTCTTGATTTAGTTCATCCATCCTAAGGTTCGCCTTAATCAACTTTGTTTCAATTGATTTATTTTCCTCAATTTTGGTTTGGATATTATAATATTTGTTAAGTTTATCCTGAGTGGTTGATATCTTCAAAAGATTACTTTCATAAGTTACGTCAAGTTTTTCTTTAATTAGTTTGTTTTTCTCATACTCGTCAAACTCTTTTTTTAACTGTGTAAATGACTTTTCTTTGTCTGATAACTCATTCATTAAACCTATTATTTGGTCTTTTTGCACGTTTAATGATGCAAGTTCTGACAATTTTGTTTTGGTAATCTCTGCGTTTAATAACTCAATTCCGCAATGTTCGCACTTGATACCACCTGATACAGATTTTGCAAGTTCATTCAGGTTATTAATTTTTGATTCAACTTCAAATTTATTTTTTAACTGAACGTTATAACTTTCTTTAATCTGATCGTGATCATTTTCGTGGTAATACGATGATGGCTCAACAACATTAATTTTTGAAATATCATCCTTAATTTTTTGATTGTTAAACTCATAAGTTTGAATTTCTGATTTTAATGTTTCAGGATTTAGAATTGCAATTGAATTATCAATGTCGGTATGTTTATGTGATATCAAATCATCTCTATACTTCTGACCTGTTAATATTCTTTCTTTAACATCTTTAAGTAACTTTTCAGTGTTTTCAATTTGATTTTCATTTTCAACAATTTTGTTTTCAAATTCCTCAATGTCTTGTTTTAACTTTTCTGAATTATAGACATTGGACATCATTGACCTTGAATATTCTGAATATAGTTCTTTTGCTGCTTCTTCCTTTTTCTTTAAAAAATCTAATCCAAGAAATCTTGATAAAACTTGACCTCTAGCGGTTGGTTTTGATTCCAATAGATCTTCCAAATTGGATGATGTGGTTAGAATTGTCATAAGAAAATCTTCCATTTCACCAATAGATTTTTTGATGAAATTTTCTGTTTCTCTCCTTTGTTCTCCTGTGAAATTTTGCAAGGAACCATCTGACAGTTTTTTGAAGAAATCCAAATTTGTTTTAACATTCCATTCTCCTGATTTTGATAATTTTCTTTCAATGGTTCTTACAAGAATATATTCTTCACCATCAATCATAATATCTCCTCTGACAAATACCTTATTTTTTTCTGAAAAACGATTGAATATTTCTTCAGCTTTTTGTGTTTTTGTAGTTGTATTGAAGAAAAGAAATAAAAGCAAATCTACGGTTAGAACCGTTTTTCCACCAAAATTCGGAGGATCGGACTCAATTACTGTAATTCCATCACATTTATCAAAATCGAGCACTTGATCATCGCCATAAGATAAGAAGTTAGAAAACTCTATTTTTTTAATAAACCATTTTTTGAACGGAGTTACCTCTGAATCATTAAGAGCTAGTTTATTTTCAACTTGAGAATCAATATTTAAAATATTATCAAATTGATCTTCTTGAGATTTATTTATTAAAATACTCCTTATTAACTCCTTCTGATAATTTTGATCTAAAATATTAAATGAGATATCTACTGACTGAATATCATCAGAACTTGTTTGCTTAACTTTAGTTATGACATTAACATTACTGGATACGTATTTTTTTTGAAAGTAGTGTTTAACGCTTTTGATTTTTTCTTGTGTGAAATTTTCGGCAGTATCTTCCCAAACTACTTGCACGTATGGATTATCCATAGTTTCTATGTCCAACTTATGTGTCATTGTTTTATAATTAAAGTTCGGAGGTGGATTGAATAAGTCCAGCGTCCTGTGCTGATTGATTTTCTGTTTCACCTGAAGATTGTGATCTAATTTCCTCAATTTGTTTCATCATAAGCTCACTCATTTTCTTTTGAAAACTTTTTTGTTGAGCATTGATTTTTTGAGTTCTTGCAACTGATTTTTGTTTTTGGTTTTTTCTGTTTTTAGATTTTGGCATAAGTTATAGTATTTGATTGTTATTATTTGGTCTATTTTGTTCAAACCATTCGATTATTGCATTGATTGCCCATACGGATCCTGACGCTAACAATCCATCAAAAACCCACGACACATAATGATTTACACCTAAGATTTGATTTACAGGTGAATAAATAAACAACCCGAGAAAAAATCCCAACCAAACCCCAAAACACATTATACATTGTATCATCTCAGAAATAAATCTGAAAATTGGTGATCCAGGTAATTTACTTTGCCCATAATCATAAATTGATTGTCTCATATTAGCAAATATCTTGCCATACACTACGACATTAGCAGTTCCGTATGCTAATATCATCCATAAAATTAATGCTGTCATATTCTTGTATTTAAATTTGAATTTGAATGGTATATCGCTCCTCTTGATACTACGACTTCTTTGAAGTGATCGACCATATCTTGTAGTTTATTTATTTTTTCGTCTCTTAATTGTAGTTCTTTTTTTAGTGTCTGTAAAGTACCTTCGAGTAATTTGATTTTTGTTTCGTCGCATGGCTTATCAACTATTTTCTCAACAACTTTTTCAACCTCAATTTCAATTATCTCAGGTTCTTTCCCATTTATAAGTCCATATTTATCAATCGCGTATCCTTTTTTAAAACAGTAATGTACATACTTTTGTGGATCATCAATTTTATTAAGATCACAAAATGTTACCACATCTTTTGTTTCTTTATCGTTTAGATTAACTATTAACAAGCTGTTCTGTTCCATCAACTAAATTATCTATTGAGTTTATCTTAAAAGACAGAAATGGTTTTGGATTGAACAAATCTCTGTTTTCATATTCCATTGTTGTTAGATTCAAAATACCATACCCATGTCTATTTAAACTTTCACCATATCCTTGTTGTACGGCCGATCCAATCATATATCCTTTCTTACCATTTGGTATGTCAAATGAAGCTCTTTTATGAATGTCCCCACATAATACAACATCTAAACCACCAAACTTTTCAACATTATAAGCATGATCACCAAAATCATAACCCAAATCTGTTTTAAGACCAGATATCGGTCCGTGAAATAATCCAATTTTTATACCCTTTGCTTCTGTAATGTCAGGTGGAATGTTTCCTTGGAACTGTGAATATACGCACCAAGATACATTTTCATCCTCATAAACTCCTCTATCCTTATAATAAACAACATCAGAATTTCTCATAGATTCTACAATAGGTGTTATTGAATCTAATCTTTGATTGTTATTCACCAATCCATCGTGATTTCCAAATATTAATATTGTTTTTGCAATTTTTGAACATTCATTCAACAACCAAACTGATATTTCAATGAGTTCGGGTGTTAATTGATTTTTCGAATGCAGTAAGTCACCAGTGAAAACAATTCTATCGGGCTTTATTTCTCTAAACTGATTTAACATATCAGTTAGAATTTTTCTATAAAGATCGTGATCTTTGAATAACCTAAGATGTAAATCTGAAAAATGAACTATCTTATTAATCATTTGATTCTTCAATATAGAAAGGGTTAAAATCTTTGTTCACATGACCACACTTTTCACACATATAAGTAGGAAAAGGAACATCTGCATCTTTTGGGCTTCCGGTTAATAGTTTTGAAACTCTTTTAATGATAACTACCTCTTTAAAGAACATGCTCTGACAATTTTCACATACAATTGTTGGTTGTTCTCTCAAATCAATTTTTGGTTTTGTAATATCTAAATCCATAAGTTATAAGTTTATTGTAATATTATTAAGTTTAGAAAGAAAATCATCTATAATTTGTTTATTTTTTATTTGAAGTTTCCAACATTAACATTAATTCCGCTTGAAGATCTTTACAAGGTATTATTTTATAGGTGTCATTAATCTCGTTTATCCAAACTAAATATAGATTTCCAAGTTTAAGATTTGTGTTTTTTTCAATTATGTGTTTGTATAGTCCGAGTTGTAAAGAATATGTATTTAATTCACAATAATCAAGGTGTGATATCGGGTTTTTAAATTTCTGTTTATATTGATTTGACTTTTTTATCTCTTTGTTTGTTTTATAGTCATATATTTCAAGCATCTGAGATTTTTTATTATAAAAAAGACAATCAACCATTCCTGCAATTCCATAATCAGTATCTCCGACCACAAATTCCATCTTCACCGGTATTAAATTCTTCACAGCGTCTTTGTAAAATAATTTGAAATTATTAACGCATTTTTCAAATTTTTCTTTTATTATGTCGCTTCCAAATTTTCTAATTACAGGAACAGCATCATATGGAAAAACTTTGTTATACCAATAGTTTTCGGCGTAGTTATGAATTAAAGTTCCTTTTACCGTTGAGATATCTCTTTTGAGATCCCACTCATTAATCACATCTTTAACATCAAGACCACGTTTATTCGCATAACTCTCCGCTATGTTTTCAGTGTCAAATTTTTCTTTAAATTTTCCGATAAAAGTTGTTGCACTGACCAACTCTCTATTATCTATAAAATATTTATGAGGTTCGTCAAAATATTTTATATCAGAAAACTTATTTAATTCAAAAATTATATCCATATCTTTTTTTTAAGTATAATGTTTTTTTTTCACAATACCAAACTATTTATTTGTTAAAAAGTAACTATGAAAACATTATTAAACACAATTACTCAGGACGAGAAAAAAAGAATTTTAGAAATGCATAAAAATGCGACTAAAAGGAATTATTTGCAGGAACAAGGTGATGTTACCAATCCTACCACATCTACAACTAATTCACAAACACCACAACCTAATATATTAAGTTTAAAAACAGATAAAAAACTTTACAATAAGTTTATAACTTTAGATGAAAATGATCAAAATAAAATAAGAGAATTTTTTACGAATCCCACAGGATCTGATTGGAAAAGTGTGGCGCCATTTCCACTTATTGGTATAGTTCAAGAAACTTTGATTAAATATGCAAATGCTGGCGCGACACCTAAACAAATTCCGTTTTTGGAAGTTGCAAATAAAACAGAGAGATCTAAATCATATTGGATTGATCCAAAAACAAATCAAAAAAGTAAAGATTCAAACTATAATGTAATATTTTCACAAAATTCACCATACAAACTCGTACAAATAGCGAATAAGGCCTTTGATAAATTTTTCAATTATAAATTAACAAAAACATTTACTTAAACTTAAAAATAGTAAAAAGATTATAAAAAAGGGACGATAGTCCCTTTTTTTGTTTTACCACTTCCACTTTATTAGTGAAAAATCCAACCATTTTATTATTTTCAGGTTCTGTTTTTATAACAATTAATCCCATATCACCAAATATGTTTAATTTAAAGTAATATTGGTAAATTCCTTTATTTGTGATATCCACCTGAACCACTAAACCATCTGAGTTTTCAGTATAATTCAGAACATCATAGATTTCTTCAACACCATCGTAATTTACGTAACTGAAAATTCCATTGGTTTTATCAACAGTATATAAAGTGTTAGCTTTATATTTTAGAGAGTCGTATTCTATAAGCGAGGAATCTATTGATTCTTCTAATGTCTTGCCTACCGGATATCTAAAATATTTCATGTCGGTCATTCTATAATTAACAGTTTGACTAATCAATACTGACACGAAAAAAACAAATATAACAGTTAGGAGAGTTTTCATAGTTTTTAAAGGTTTATACTACAAATATACAAAATTATTGATTCACTTTAACGTCATTTGTGAAGTAACCGACAACATATCCATCTTTTGTTTTGTGACGACTTCTAACAATCATGGACATTTTATCATTAATGTTTTCAGCAATTAAAAAATTAAAAAACACTCCTTGTTCTGTCAAAATATCGCAATCTATTTGATCATATTGTGTATTATAAGCAATAATTTTGTTTCTAACTCTATGCCCATTTGGATAAGTGATAAACATTACGTTGTTATCAAAATTGAAACTAATCTTGGTATTACAGTTAAGTTCAGTCTTACCAAATACAATTAAATTACTGTCTCGAGCATCTCCCATCGTAGATAAAGATGGATATTTGAAATTAGTTGAATCTGTCATTGTAAGATTCAAAGTTTTAATTTGTGCGTTAGAGATAAAAGATACAAGAATAAACAAAAAAGAAAAAATGGTTTTCATGATTAAAAGGTGTTAAAGGTTTATACTACAAAGATACAAAAATTATTTGATTTCAAAGAAAAAGTTATCAATTTTTCCCTGTAAATCACAAACGTCTTGATTATCAGGTAATTTAATTATTTTTATTTTTCCAAACAATCTACCCCCATTTAATTCGTGAAATAGTTTGATACCATTTTTCCAAGCATCTCCATCCAAAGCTATGATTATGTTACCATTCGCTTTTTGATATAAGGTATCAAAAAGTAGTTGTGACATAGTTTTTCCAAGCATTGGTATTGAATTTGGTAGAAATACCGCATCAAATGCTCCCTCACATATATAAATATCTTTATCCCAATCAATTAAACTTTCATTAAATATTATTTTATCTTTTTCTGCTTGTGGATTTTTATACTTTGATCTTGTAGTTTTATTCCAAGATCTTGCAATAAAATAATTTGCATTACCTTGACTATCAAAGGAGGGTATTATTATTCTTCCAATAAAATCCCCTTTATCACAAAAACCTATCTTATATTTTTTTATAATATCATTTGTGATATTTCTTTCTTTAAGATATTTTATAGCTTGTTTATAGACAGGATATATGGGGTTTGAATCTTCAAACAATGTATAACCTTCAGGTAATCTGAATTTTGGTTTTTTTATTTCTTGTTTTTTTTCTTCTTCGGGTTTAAAAAGTGTATAAATTTTCTTTTGTTTTTTGGTTCCGAATTCATCTATTAGCTTTCCTAAAGGTCCGTGAGTTCCGTTTGAATCGGAGCAAGCCCAGCACTTATATACGTGTTTTAATACATTTACCTCTAGGTTACCTTTGTTTTGCCCTTGATCACAATATGGACAGTTAAAGGAATATTGACCTTTGGATTCATAATGAAGTTTTTCTTTACCCAAAAAACTTCTTACAATATCAACAACTATGTCTTGTTCGTCTTGCATCTTAACAAAGATAATACAAAAATTAAAACCAATCAATATTCACAACTTTCCATAAAATTCTATATTTATTAAACAAATTTAATTATGCCAACAAATATTGTTATTAGTGGTGTTACTGGTCTTTCTCCTTATAATGTTTATGTTTGTGACACATCTACAGTTAATTGTACGTGGATCACACAATTCACATCTTCGCAAATTCCATATACATTCGAATTACCATACATTTATTCCTTTTTACCTGATTTTGCAGTAAAGGTAATTGATAATAACGGATGTTTTGTGGTAAAATTAAGCGGCACAACTTACCCTGAATGTTAAAATAAAAAAATATGGATTATTGTCTTTCAACTTACTACGGAATTTACTCTCAATACGATGGAAATTATTATTCTGCCGGAACATATGACGGTAATTCATATTATACGGGAGATAGTGTAACTACAGCTTACATATATTATAACACAGGTCAAACAAGATGGTGTTTATCAACATCTTTAGGGGGTAGCTGTATTTTATTCGGAGGAAATAGATGTCAAAGTTTGTCACCAAATTTATCTGAAGAATTTTTTAATTCTGGCCTATGTTTGACTCCGACTCCAACACCCACAATAAATTGTAGTGTGCTTGATTTTGATGCGTTTTTTGATTGTGATATTGTACCTCCAACACCTTCGGTAACTCAAACAATGACACCGTCTCCCACATCAGGTTACACATACCCAACTAATACGCCAACGATGACAAATACGCCAACACCTTCTGGCGATATTTGCGGTAATGTAAATTTTTGTTTTGTAGTTCAAAATGTTTCTCCAACACCAACACCTACACCTACTATGACCCCTTCTAGCGCGGCCGCTAGAAATACACCGGCTGACGGTGTTGTTACATTTACAACAATTGATTCAAACTTTATTTGCCCTCCTCAAGTTGGATCTTCATCGACTCAAATACTACCGTAAATCTATTTCCAAAGATTTTCTTGTTTCATATACCCCAAACAACAAGTATATGCATCTGACATATCAAAATTTTCTTTTTTAAGTGTTTGATTTTTGGTATATAACCATTTAATCTGAGGTTCTTTTTGAGCCACCAAATTCCAAATTATCATTTTTTTATCAACATCTCTTGGTAACCCCCCAAATAATACAAATTTTTTCTTATCATTTTCTTTTACAAGATCAGGAAATGCAAATTTTCTTGAATTATATGTTGAAATATATTCGGGAACAATTCCTAATGTATTATAAATTTCTTTTGATATAAGGGTATTAAACCTCAGAAGTGTTTGTATGGTATAAACATTATTTGAATTGAGAAGTGGTTCTTCTATAATAACTTTTGTAATACCTAAATTTTTATAGTCATCTAACTTTTGTCTAAAAATTTCAGATTTTAAAAAAAGTTCCTTGATTTTATTATCCTCTTTTGGTTTTGGTACTGGTGAGATATGAGTTAATTCTAATAATTCTCCACTGATCATGTCAAAAAGCGCCCATCCGATTGTTCGTGTTGATACGTCTAAACCCAAAACTTTTGGGTTATTTTTAATTTGTTTCTTTACCATATATTAACTATGGTAATATAAACTATTTAATAGTCAATAATTTATATTAAAAGTCGAATTTGACAAGGAATTGCTGTAGACTTTGTCTTTTAATTGGTGACTGCAATTTTGATATCGCCATAAGATTTTTTTTGTCATCCAAAAGTGCAATTTCTGTTATATAAGAATCTGTTCCTGATGTCCAAGTCGGATTTGATGTAAATGTAAATTCGTTTTGACTTAAATTACAAAGATATCTCATTTCATAAATTGAAGCTTGTATTTCTGTCTCTAAATTACCATAAAAATAATACTCATCTCCGAAGTTTAATGTAAGACCGGTTTGACCAACTTGTGGTAATAAAATGTTATCGTTTAAATTATATGTTGTAGCAGCATTATAAAGTGCATCGGTAATAACAAAAGTTGTACCTGTTAATCCTTGTATTGTTAAAGTTCCTCCTGATATTTGGTTTGTAACATTAATTTTTCTCCATAAAGTCGGATCTGGTCTTCCTGTTCCGTTAACCCTTTGACATAAAATTTCAATTGAAGAATAGTATGAAGATATATCAGGAATACATCCAAATTCATTTCCAAACGTTACAGTTACGTTTTGTGAGGTTGAGTTACAACTTTCATTTGGACCTTGTATTATCTGATAATAATTATTATGTAATGAATTGGTAAACCCAACATTACTATTTAATCTATATGTCACGTGCATATATTGAGTATTACCCGTTAAAACACCTTGCTGCGACCCATCAGGAGTTAATAACGCAACTCTTGGGGCCGGCATTGTCCAATTGCGATTTGACTTATATGACATCGCAGCGATTATCTCTTCATCATCAATAACAATTGTATGTAAATCAGGAAATACTTTACCTATTCTATTTGGATAACCATCAACATTCGGATTTGTATCCCATAAATGATAATACCTATGTCCAGGATGATTCATATCATTATTTAAATTTGATGTTAGATAATGCTCCTCAAATAAGTTCAAACCATCAAAACCTGCAGGATCAACATAAAAAGTTTGTCCGCTACAACATCCATAATCTGACTTATGCCACTGAATTGTTGGTAAGTGTAATCTGAAATTTCTTGCCATACCAACAGTATTGGTTACATTATCAGGATCAAAAGGTTGTAATGCAAATTTTTCACCATAAACAAAATCTATTGTGTTATTTGTGTAATGTATTATAGCAATTGCTTTTTGTTCTTTTCCCGTTACAGTAATTTTATCTCCTAAAGAATTGTAATAATATACCGAATCGCTATCCGTCTGTCCTGTGCTATTACTATAACCGAAATATTCTTTACTACCAAGATAATTTACAGATCCAAATGTTGTATAATCTTTATAAACTGAACCATTAAGTCCTGCGGGAGATTCACTCCAAGGAATATTCATATTCCATATATTAACATTAAACATGTCAATATCGCAAACTGATTGAAAATTTAAAACATCTTGGTTCCAGTGCGGCTCGGGAGTTTGACTGTCATAAATTACTGTCATTCCTGATGGATAAATTAATGCTCTAGCGTCACCAATAATACCAAGTGTTAAAAAATTCGGTAAATACCTATCCAAAGTTAATGTTAAACCCGTAAAAGACACAATACGGTATGTTAATATAGGGTAACAACTTTGGATCGATAAAAAACAGGATCTATCTGTTGGCGGTAATGGTGGGCATGGATCAAAAGTTGAATATGGTGAGGTGCAAGTTCCTGATGTTGGCGTATAATCACAATTACAAATAGAAGAATTTGTTTGATCAAAATATAGTGTAATAAAATCTCCCGCAGAGAAGGACATTGTGGTTGCTGTGTTACAAACAGATGATATTAAAGTTATTTGGTTATTCGCGTTCCCTAACAAATTCATATCAACGTAATAATTCGCAGTTTTTACATATTCAGATCCTGTTCTAGCACTCCAAGATGTTGGTATCGTTGATGTATCGGCACTAAAAAATCCTCTCATAGGAGCAACATTATATATATTACTAACAATAGAATCCATAAAAGGAATACCATATGTGCTTCCTGCACTTCCATCAACATAATATGGATATTTTACATTTTGAAAATTTGATGCCGGCGCTGCCGCGCTATTTTGTGAATTAAACGCCGGTTCTAATACCATACCATTTGGGTGGTAAAAATTTGGTATCGCATTGTAAGAAACCTCGCTATCTCCAATTTGGAAATAACTTATATTAAAATTACCCTGAGACATTTTTTCTCGTCCCGCATCTGTAATTCTTGTATTAATTAACGCCGATGTATTTTTTAATATGTAAGCCATTTATATCTAAATATCTTAAAATTGGTTTTATGGGGTAAAAACTTGACTGTTAAATGTTGTTGTCATTTGTGTTGATTGAGGAAGTCCTGTAACATTACAGCACGAACACCCTGATTTACTTGAACTCACGATCTGTACTTTATCTAATGAAACCACATAACATGGAATTCCAGGATGCGTTTGTCTATTAACTTGAACTATTATTGACCCTGTTATAACGTCATTGCCTGATATTGTGATAGGTTGATAATTAGTTGTGGTTGCTGTAGTATATTCTAATACCCCTGGACCACAACTTAAAGCGGGTACAGGTGATGGTGTGAATGTTGAAACAGTATTTATTAAAGTTAATGGGGAACCATTTTTCAAAATTAAAGTGGTAGTAGTTCTTGATCCCTTTGTTGGGCTATTCGTTACTTTAAAGTCATTAACATGCGCTAAATTGAATGTTATTTGTGTTCCTGCAGGTAAAGTTGTTACTGGTTGTGACTGTGAATTCAATACTTGTATTGTGAAATCCAGTCTTTGTACTTCAGAATTAGGTGTAGCAGATATCTGCGTAATATTTGATGTAATAGCAAGTGTATATATCGTTTGGGTAGGAGCTGGAGGTATAGTTACGGTTTGGGTAAGTGTAGTCAGTGTTGAGTCTTGTACCCAAATATTATAAGACCCACTAACTAAATTATTAAAAATTGGTGAAGTTTGTGTTGATGTCCCATTATTAATTGAATATAAAACGGGTTGTATGGCATTTATAGTATTTATCGTAATTGACCCTGAGTTTGGTTGCGCACTACAAAGTGGGGCTGATATAGTAGGATTTGATAGTGTCATAGTCGGGGCAACACAAGGGCCATTTGTAACTGTATATTGAGCCCCTGCATTATAACCCACAACAGTATATGTTCCTAACGGTGATAAAGGATTTAGGTTATATATAAAATTACCAGCAAAAGTATTAAAATTAATTTGCCAAGATGGTTGTGGTGTAAGTGACCATTGTAATGTAAACGTATCTGAAGACCACGTAAATTTACCGTTAACAATGTTTTGAGTAGGATATAAAGGGTATTGGGTTGTAGTTTGAGTAGAAGGACCGCCTCCAATCTGACCCACAGATTCAATTGATGTCAAACATAATGTTTGTGTATTGACTGGAATAGGAGTCGGAGTTGGTGTTAAAGTAGGTGTTGGCGTAGGAGTTAATGGTGGTAATGAACATATAGTAGTTGCTGTAAAATCAGGGCCGCTATTTGGCCAATCAAAATCTGTAACAGTTATCGTATAATTTTGACCACGAACCGCATTGGATAAAGTAGAGCCCAAATAACCGTTTGACCAAGAAATTTTATAAGGGGGGGTTCCCCCCGATACATTAATTGTAATACTTGAGTTATTTATGTTGGGATTACAACTTATTTCCAAAGGTAATATTGTAACAATATCACATTCATTTGTTGCTGTTACTCTAATACAAGGATAGGTTTGATTACAATTCGAGCAATCTGAATACATTGTTAGTGTCGCTTGTGATGAAGAATATATCGCCGAATTAGGTAAAAGTTCAAAATTTTCGATTATTTCAGTACACCCTGAAAAAGAGTTTGGTATCTGTACATAAAAATAATCTCCAATAGGAAGTGACATAAAATTTACGATTGTAAATGTTATATTAGGATCACAACATGATTTAAAATATACTTGCATTAAATATTTTTATTTATAAGTATTTTATTTTTTATTATTTAACAAGAATTAATTTCTGTACAATCAGAACAAGTTTTCATTTCAGGAAACGGATATAATAATGATAAGTTCGTATTTGTTGTAAAATCCCAATCTGACTGATGATATGTTTGATCAGGAGTTTGAAAATTACTAATTACCACTGTACATCCCGTATATCCTGTACCTGTTCCTATACCTGATGGGGGTATATTCACATACCAAGAAACATTAGGTTGAAAATATGTCGATTGAAATAATTGATCAAAAGTGAATGTATAGTTACTACAACAAGCACTAAAATATGTTGGAGCAACTATATCAAAACATTCTTGACAATTACCAAAATCTTCAATTATTGTTATATCTTCAGAAGTTTGATTTGTAAATTGATACCCCGAATACTGCCAACATTTATTGTAACCTAAAAGGATAACTGATTTCCCAATCTCAAGATCTACTTCATTTTCTGTATAGATACAATTTGAAAAATCGCTACAATCGCAAAATGTATGAAGTACGTTGCCAAAATAAGAACATATAACATTTTCCTCTTTTTCACATCCTGAGTTAATACCAACTATTTTTACATTAACTGCAGGTGCTCCGCTAAAAAAATCAGGTAACGGAAAAACATCAATAGGAGGTACTGTATTTGTAATTGTCTTTACAAATTGACAGTTGTTACCTAAAAAGTCACAAACATATATTTCATAAGGTGGCGTATATCCTGTTATTGATGATAAAATTATATTTTTCATGGCGGACAACTAACACAATTTATATCATATACTATTTTTAACTGAGTTGTTACATTTTGATTTGCTAAACCATAATCAACCTCATCACAATCTGTATTGAGTGTAATTGTATTATTTTGGTCATCAACTATAACGTCGCCAATTCCTGTTGTACCGCTTAATAATGCTGTTATAGTATTTGTCCAAGCTGAAAGATTAGGATAACTACTTAACGTTGTTGCTGTAAAAAAAGATTGACTGTAACCTGTTCCAGCAACATTTGTAACTGCTGAAAATATAGCACTTGTCAATAAACAATCTGTACATCCTGATGTTAAGTCTAAATATCCTTCAATTAACATTTTTTCCATTGTTCTTTCAGTTAAATTACCTGTTGATGAAATAACTGAGTCACATATATTAAAAAGCACTGTATCACTTTGATTGTATGTTCCACCTAAAGTAATTAATCTTTCAGTTATACATCCCGCTGCATCTTGTACAATTAAAGAATAGGTTCCCGCCGATAAATTTTGTACAGTAGTTCCCGTTTGTCCATTTACGTTAGGTGACCACGTTAATGTAAAAGGCGGAGTACCATTTACTATATTTGCAAATATTTGGCCATTTGATCCGTTTGTTGAATTGGTAGGATAAAGGTAAAAATCAACCGATGGACTTTGGTTTACAGTAAAGTATATGTTTTGTTCACACAATGCCTGGTCTTCAACAGTACCTATATAGGACCCTGCCGCTAAATTATTAAACGTATATGAAGAGGTTCCTGTATTTGTAGCAACTTGATTATTATTCCCATTAATATCTATGATAGAAAATGTATATAGTCCTGTCTGACCTGTTGAAGCGGTTATTAAAACTGAACCATTATTTTCATTACAAGACGTGCCAGTAACCGAATAACTTACTGTGAATGGAGATTGTGATGTTAAGGTATATAGTCTAGAGAAAGTACATACACCATCACTTATTGTTAATAAATAATTATTAGGGGGTAATCCTGTAAAGATATTACTAGTAGTTGAGATATTCTCTGTCGTTATTGTAGAAGATGATAATGTATATGTATAAGACTTACTTTGATCTCCTATTAGGCTAATTGAAATTTGTCCGTTTGAATTACCACATTTAGGATTTGTTATATTAACTGATCCTATTGAAAAACTATTTGGTTGATTAAGTTGTACCGTTGTTGTGTCTTGACACAATGCCGAATCAGTAACTATTATTTCGTAATTTCCACCTGGTAATCCTGAAAAAGTATATGTTTGTGAATAAGATATATCAATAAAAGACCTTGAGGGTATATAATATCTATAAGGAGGTGTTCCGTTACTTACAATTATCGTGATTTGACCGTTTTCATCAAAACAAGTTGGTGGGGTCGGTTCGACCACATTTATCACAACAGGCGGTATTTCGTCAATTGACGCCGACTGTGTTAACTCACACCCTTGTGAGTCGGTTACTGTTACACTATAAAGTCCAGATGTAAGACCTGTAATAGACGTACCGCTAGTTATTTGTCCTGTACCGATTAAATAATTTGAATTAACTTGAGTCCACTGATATGTATAAGGTGCTACACCTGTAAGACCTGTAATATATATTTTTCCAACACCTGACGCAACATTACCACAATCTGCATCATTAACAACATAAAGACCATAATTAATAGATGTTGAACTTAAAACAATAGCAGTTTCACTATTTCCAGTACATCCACCACCATTATCGGTATTTACATAATAAATACCAGGTTCTAAATTGTTAAAAACATAAAATGTGGTATTAGTAAATGCGGTTTCTATTGGTATTCCATCTTTATATAAAACTATAGTTGCTGTATTATTAATATTCTGAGTAGTGGCCGTTAATATTCCATTATTTAATCCGCAAGTTGTAGAAACAACCCCATCAATATTGACACATGAACTACCTGAAGATACTGTTATATTTATAGTTTCTCTATTGTTCTCAGGAGAACAACTATCATTTATCTCAAAAACATAAGTCCCTGCTAATAAGTTAGAATATGTTATAGACCCATTAAGAATATTTGGTTCTACTGGTGGACCACCACCTAAATTAGGAGACCAAGGATTTGGTTCGTACCAAGTAATACTCATAGGTTCTGCTGAAGTTTCTAAAAAAAGCGTAAAACCTCCAGAACCGTTATTCTCACAGTCACCTGTTACTGTAAATTGTGTAAAATTATATATACAAGCCATTTATTTTAATCTAAAATACCAGCATTTACCGAAATGCAACTTAATGTGAAATTAATACCAACGTTTATTTTAAACTCTGAATTTAAATTTAATCCATCACAAGTAACAGTAAATATAGTTACTTCATTTTCAGATACTATATAATCTAAACCATAATTTATTAATGTATCTAACTGAGTTTGAAGTGCTGTTAACCACTGAATTTGAGTTGGGAAACTTATTCCTTCTAAAGACAATCCGGCCCCATCAAAGAATTTATAATTAATAATTGTTGATCCGCCCAAACTTATATTTACATACCATTGAGTAACTAAAGTATTAGGGTTACAATTTGGATTTTGTATAGAATTACTAACAACTTGACTTAATATTCCGCCAAAATTACTACCCAAAGATGGGTTAGAAATCCAAGGATATAAATCACATGTTGTAGAAGCTTCAGTACAATCATTTAAAATAATAGGACCTGTTAATGTACAAGGAACGCAAGGAACAGGTATTAATTGACAACCACGCTGCCTTCTCCAAACAAACTTTTGTCTATGAAATATAGAATTTTCAAATCTAACACCTGTATTCCAAATTGTAGTTGCTGGAACCATTTGCTCAACCAATCTAATCCAATAATCTCCCAGCCCTTGTACATAATCTATCATTTTTTGATAAGTTACAACAGCATCTGGCAATCCTGATATGGTGTTTGATTGGAGATATTTCCAAAAAATAGATGATAGACTAGGATATCCCCCTGTTTTTCCATCTGTAATAAACTGTCTATCTCTAACGTTTATCATATTTTGCCAGAAGGTCTGCGCAAACTCAAAGAAAGTTTTATCCGAAGGATTTGGATCAAAAAGTGTTTTATCTAAAATCGTTGGATTAAGGTAAGTTGGGCAGTAACAATTTCCTCCTACCGTATATCCTGTTGATGGTATTGGATAATTAAAGTTTGATGACAAATACCAAACCTCGTAGGCAAATACTTGGCCTGGATTTAAATACAAATCAACATTTTTTACATTTAATATAAGTTTTTCATTATCAACAAAATAAAAAGAATTATTTCCATCAGAATTTCTTCTTAATCCCGTTTGATTATCAACCCAACTTTTTTTATTATCCTGAGTTTTTGTAAGCGAAAACCCTAAATCCGTATATGGAAAATCTCTAAACCTATCTAAATATTTTTGACCATAAGTGAATCCTTCCAAATATGTTTGATAATTCGGATTTTGGCCTGTAAATGAACTTGTTGTTGGATTAAAAAGTTCGTTCGCCCTATGTTGTGGCGTTTGTTCAAACCAACCAGCTCCCATTTGAAAAAAGAAATCGTCAGTATCTTCAGGGGCTTTTGGATAACCTTGGTCGTCAACAGGAAAATCGTCTCTTCCTAAACTTACATCCTCAGTTATTGTTTGAATTGTAAAACCTGTAAATTGCCTTCCAAATATTTTAAAAGTATTTCCTGGTTCTAAAACGGGCAATTCTGTTGCAAATGTTCCACCTGAGATAAAAGAAAATTCATCATTAAATTGATTCATATTAATTCTTTGATCTGCGATGTAGATATGTTCATTAAAATCCACTAACGCATCAGGCGCCCCAATTAATCTTAGCAGGTTTTGAATTGATGATCTTGTCCCTTTTGATTTGAAAAGATATGCCGAATTTAAAATTAAATTTCTATAATATTGGTAACTTAACTCATCAGGTGTTGATGAAATTGGTTGACCAGGAAATTGGCTCGGTGTGTTATTATTAAACAAAGTATCCAAAAGACCTTCATTTGTGATCGGAGATATATTTTGTGTCCAACCTAATGTTTGAGATAAGTTTTTTAATAACTGAGAAGGTATATCATTTTTAACCGTATAATTTACAGAATTCATATAGGCCAATGCTTCAATAAATTTTTTAACTTGGTCAAAACTTCTTCCGTATATTTCAAGTAACTTCGTAATTTTTTGATCATCTGTATCAAAATCTTTAAAAGCACCTGTTGTCAAAAATCTTACAATAAGCCTTGTTCTAAATTCATCAAAACTAGCAGAGATATCATTTAATTTTGTTAGGTAACTTGTAAACCTTGATGTTATAATATCTAAATTCCAATTACCAAAGAAAGGCCATGTTACATAATCTTTTGTTATATATGCAGTTCCATCATCAGCTTCTCTTACTACGGTAAATTCTGCGGTATATTGTGGATTTGTTTTTCTATTTAATAAAAACTTTTCTACCTCGTCAAAATCTTGAGTAAATATAGTTTCAGTTGTAACCGGATTTGGTCTGATAACCAAATAATCATTTGTTGATGACAAGCCAGAAAATGGATTTCCTTTAACAGTAATTCTTAAAATACCATTTGTCAAACTTGTAGTTGGTGTGATAAACACCAAAGGATAATTTTGATCATTAAGATATAAACTATATTTGGATAAATTTGTCACCATATCCCTAATTGGTGACACTTCTATTTCTGATAATTTTAAATTTCTTGCAGCATTTATTGTAAAATCAATATTAAATGGGTTTTGAATATTTGCGGCGTCTAGTTCAAAGTAAGTTTCGTTATTTTGAGAGTTATATACAATATTTGTAGCGGTTGATGCGGTTGTATAATTCGCACCATAAAAAGAAACTTCTAATGCCGCAGGAAAATAATTAATTATCTTAGTTATTGAAACTGACATTCGTTTAACTAATGAACCGTACTGCGAAAAAGTGGTTACATTACTTAAATCAAAATTAGGATAGACCTTGAAATTTTTCTCTACGATTGCTTTTGATTCCTCAACTGATTTTATACCTAAAGTATCTAATGTTATAGGATCTGAAAATGTACCAATAATAAATTCCCTATTTGACTTTTCGCTTACAGAAGTTGTAAATTCGAAATTACCTTGAGTCAAACCTCCTCCATTAACAACTTGAAAACCTACCAAATTGTCTGAAAATGTGTTATCCGCAGTTGCTTGTTGTGGAGGACAGGTATATTTTTTAGCCATTATTGAGTAATATTTGTAAAGTTTTTACTATAGTCTATATTATTACCTCTATCTTGTCTAACCTCATATAGAAGCTCGTTGAAATCATTTCTAATCTCATAAAGGTTATATTGTCTGTAAATATTATTATCTTTGTCGTAGATAGTGTAAATTCCATCATCCATAGATTTTGTTTGGTTCCCGTAAAGAGCTAATGAAAGGGTTGAGAAATCATCTTCAACAATTTCTACCTCTAAGGTAATTGGATTAAAATATGTATTTGTTATAATAACATTTTGATTTGGCTGACCTATAAATGGTGTTGCGTTTGGTTTGTTTGTTGGAGATGATGAAGGTGTTAATGTACAAAAAATCAAATTGGTTGGGCTATCGACATATCTATACCTGATCGCCTTTTGGGAACTGTTTGTTAAATTCTCCGTTACTGGTTCGCAGAAAAACGATGAAGTAATAATCCTAAAAAAGTTTGGTATTTTGGATCCATCATCGTTTAGATATTCTACTCTAAAACCCACAAGACCTTGTGCAACAAACTTATTTCTAAATTGAGACGGTATTTGTTCTAAGTTAAAAATAAGTCCTCTAACATTTGGAAATGCAGATAAAACACCGCAATCATTTATGTTAGTTCTTATTTGTGCGGGTCTAATATAAACTGTATATATGCCTAATGCGTTAAATTGATTTGCCGGTAATTTCAAATTATATAAACCACCTAATATTTCAATATCAGGGTTTCCTCCTGTTTCCGTATTATTAAAATATGGCGTTAATACTTCTTGCGAATTTAAAGTTGTTAATGTGAAATTTGCGGTGTCATCTCTAGTTGGTGTATAATTTACTATAATTTCAACATCAACTGGCGAAACGTCCGCCGGTCTTATTGTTCCATAACTTCCTGTTGCCATAGTTTTTTTTAATATAAATAGTTAATTTTATGTTTTTACCACGTTAAAAAATTTATAACCATACGACGATAAACCTCCAATTGTTGACACCTCGTTTAATCTTCTAACTTTTTCAAATGCGGAAACTTTACCTCTCTCTATATAAACATTAGAGAAAATTTGAGGCTCACTTATAACATTCATAAGTGTCTCCTCCTTAGTTAATCCACTTGATACTAACCATTCTGAGGTAAAACCTGATGACTTTGTAACAAATACTGTGGTTCCATCGTTAAAATCATAATAATCCACACCATTTATATTGTATGAAACAGATAATCCATTATTTGATGATCCATAAAAAGTTCCAATAGTACCACTTGTTCCTGTTATTTGTTGATTCAATTTATAAGAATATCCATTTATTGTTGTGGTTCCCTTATATACTGATAAATCAGTTAAACTTGATTTTGTAAAGCCTGTAACCAAAAATGGTGTTGTAGTGTAGTTTGAACTAAAATGATCGGCTAAATCAGTATTTGAATCTCCCGAAAAAATATAATCGTATGATATTGGTATTCCTGACCAACTACCACCTTGAGCAATAAAATAAGCGGTCCCATTTGGATTTGGTATTGTTGTTCCTGTAAACGGAATTGATACTTGCTTTTCTATTATTGTTAACCCGAAATTTGATAAACCTGATAAAGTAATTTTATAGTTTTTAGTAACTAACGGATATTGGTGTGATATATTATTTGGTGCAAAATTGGTTACTTGCTGAATTGGCGTTCCGTCACCCCAATTAACATAAAATGTAGAATTAGATAAAAACTTTTTATATTGTGTATCCGATGTGTTATATAAATAAATTGTGGATGAATTAAGACCAGTAACTGCAGAAAATACAAAATTTGTAATTACATCTTTTTGCAGTATTGCTCCGTCAAAAACAGAATAGTATCCGATATCAACCGTATTTTGAGTAATTAAAATTGGAATTGTTAATCCTGTCATTAAAGATGTTCCATTTGTTGATCCTGTAACAATCTGAGACATACTTAATCTAATTTTGGTCGATCCTGTTACATAATTTATAGATTCGGTAAATGATGTAAAATCACAGCACTCCTTATCTAATGTTAATGTAATACCTGTTGAAGCGGTATATATCACATTATTAACATAGCTTTTAATTGAGCTAGGTGATATTTTAATATAATATTTTTGATCTTCCATTTAACTTGGATTTATATATTCATACCAGTTTATGGGGTTTGATTCACTTCCAACGCGAATGTCAGTACCTGTTTTATAATCAAAAAATTGATAAGTGAAATCAGAATAATCCAACTTTATTTTATAATAAAAATATATTTCATCTTTAAAATTGAATTTTGAAAATGTTATCTTTGGATCGGCCTGATTTGTATTTATCATTCTAACAAATTGACCTGTTGACCCATTAAAAAATTTTGCAGAGACATAAAATGTATCAAGATTATAGAATTCCTTTGATTTTAACCAATAAATAAAATAACCCTCTTTTTGCTTTACATAATCCAATTTATATTTTGGAATACTAATATTAACTTGTGGTAAAAAAGTAGATATTAATTTTAGTTCATCTTGGCTTTGATTTGCCGGTAAAATTATTGTAAAATAGTTTTTTTGTGTTTTTTTTTGATTTGTGTCGTAAAAATCAATTTTAAAAAAAGATTTCAAAAAAGGTTTTGTTGTATAATAAATTTCTTGATTTGTAAAACCTTGTGAATTATATGTTAAACTCCAATCTGAGGTAATTGATGAAGTAACGCTAGCACCTGTAAAAAAATAAAAATTATGATTTAAAGTAGTATCAAAAGAATTGACATATTGTTTATTTTGAAATCTTGCAAGTTCAAAATCTTTTGGAACTCCTATCGCTTTTTCTACGGTATCTTCTTGAAATTTTTGAAGGTCCTGCTCTTGTCCAAATGAATCCCATTTTATTTCAATTGGGATATCAATTTGTTTATCTATAGAGGCTCTTATTATTTTATATTTATTCACACTCATCAGTTGTCGGTAATGGAACTACGTTTAGTGGTATTGATGTTGATCCCTCCGGTATTAATCTAAATATCAAGTTTCTAAATGGATAATGAACACCGTTCAAAAATGGATAATCAACCCCAACACCATCATTATCTATAAACCCATAAGGATATATATCTCTCCAAATAAAATTTTGACTTAATTGGTCATACACCGCCCAATCAGGAATGTTTGTTACACTTGCAGCGTCGCCTTCTTCAATATAAGATGAAAAACTTTTTAAAGTTATCGGGTGATGAACTTGGTAATAATATCCAAATGGATTTGTTGCATCAGATTGCCCTATTATATTGATATCAAAAACATTATCATTAAATGTAAATTTGTGATATATGTTTGAAATTACTCTCTCTTGATATTCTGAATCATTCCATTCGCAGAAATCACCATCTATTTCATCTCCTTTTACTAATGGCTTGTTATAATAAAAATTAATAGGTGGTTTTGCAGGTGGTCCAGGTTTTGAATAAGATAAAGTAGAAATACCTGCAGTAGAAAAAGGATTTACCCACCAACTATTTGGTTTTCCTGTTGATAATGTTGGTAAATTAAAATCAAAACCTTGTCTTAAAGGAAATCCATTACCACCAGGTTTAGATGTCCAACCGAAAATTCCAACCCATTGAAATGTAAAAAATAACTCGGAAATTGGTCTTTTTTGATTATCTATTAAATTTTGTAAATCAACATCGTTTGCAAAAGACAAATTATATGTTTGACTACCTTCTTTAACGGAAACTCTTGAAATGTTGTTTGGTGTTAATGCCGAAGGTTCATATTGTTTAGTCAATTTGAATGAATTGAGTTCGAATCCCGCATTTGTTAAAATTGATTCACTTTGATTTGTTAAAATTTTATGTCTTCTAACATAATATTCTGACCTTGTTGATATTGGATTATTGTCATTTAAAACCCTTTTTAAAGTTCCTTGTTTTCCGGTTGCAAATGTGTTACCAGTGTATCCTATATTTGTTATGCTGAAAACATAAAGTTCGGAATTATAAGTTCCATCTCCTAAATCTGATACTTGAAATAGATTTTGTCCATTATAATTAAAAGAAAGTTCAACAAATTCTCCAACACTTAGTCCGTGTTTACAAACCGACCTAAATGTTATATAATTTTGACCATTAGAAATTGAATTATCAATAACAAAGGGTATTCCTTGAAATGCATTCCAATTAAATGTTATGTTCTTTTTGGTGTCAATTGCTGACATTAATTTATCAACATTTTTATAACCATAACTTAGAAAAAAGTTCCAATTATATGAACTAGCACTTGTGCTTACAAAGTTTATATGTCCATTTGTATTTGGTTTTGTATATCCCACAACATCATTATCAGTCCTACTCAAATCAAACTCATTGTATAATGGATAACCTGACCAATAAACATTTGGATTACCATTAGCGCAAAACTGACGACTACTTTCTATCGCATTTACATAATATAAGTTTTCATAGAATGGTCTATAATTTGTTTCACCCACATATGTGTTTTTAAATAAAAATGTAATTTTAGTTAGCGGTCTAAATTTTTTTGATTTTTCTCTTTCTTGATTATAAACATCTATCAAATCAATATTTTGACTTCTATCGTATTCAGTAATGTTTTTTACATTTTGGTTAAAAGGTACTGTAATCTGCGAACCTAATTGCGGTGCAGACTTAAACTTTAAAGTACTTAAAACTATTTTTGTTGTATCATTTACTCCCATATTATCCTACTAATTCTTCAGTATCAATCCATTTAGTTGTAAATCTATCAAAAGCGCTAGCCCCTTGTTTCAATCCAAAATAAAAGTAAAAAGGAGCCCCTAAATTATAATCATTCGGTGTTCCAAATCCAGGTTCAGGGCTATAATTTGCTTCACCTGTGGCTGAATTTGTCACATTTGTATCCACATTATAAATCCAACCCTTATTATAATTTATAATATTTACATTATTTGGTTTATACATTTTAGTATCAGTATAGGGCGCTAATCTATCCAAACCTTGATAATTGTAAGACCATACATTTTTACTCCAGTCATTTGACTGAGTTCCAAATATATTTGTATTTGTAGGGTTAAATTTTATTTCCCATAAATAAAATGGAACAAATTGCGTTTTTAAAGGTATATAACTGTAAGCACATTTACTACCTATTTGTCCAAAAGGATCATAAACTATTCTATTTGGAGATACATAGTCTCTACTTTGCGAATCTCCTGTATAAAAAATACCAAAAACAATATCATCTCTATTACCATTATCAGGATTAATTGGAAAATATAATGATGATCTACTTACTGTATCAGCAGTACTTGGTTCGGGATAATCCTCAGGATCATAATCAGAAATACCAAATTGAGAGTTTGTGGCCACCATCTGCGCAAAATCAGCGTCAACAAATTTTTCAGGTCGTGTATTGAAAAAATTAAGGATACTAGCACCTTTTTGTGATTTAAAAAACTTAGTAAATGAAGTGTTTGCTAATCTTGATAAAACGAAAATATTTAATAAATTAGATGTGTCGCCAAATGTTGTTGAATTTAATTTATTCATTATATATCCATCCCAATTACCACTTTGAGATAAAAACTTTTGGAGTTCATCTCTAGGCCCAAGATCCATAATTGTTGTCGGATACATTAAATTTGTACCATTTCCTACCGTTTTGCCTCTTATTTTAGTACCATCTCTACCAAATTTTTTTGAAGTATCATTATAAGGGGCGCTTCTATAATAGAAATTAAATGTTTCTGGATGTAAATACACGGTATCTTTACAGAATTTATTATATGGTTGATTTGGTGGATTTTCATTGATCCCTGTGAAATACCTTGTATTTCTAAATGGAAACATATATAATGTACCATTTATCCAATTATTAACAAATAAATGAGAAAACACTTCTCTACAAGCACCAAAATTTATATTCATTCTTGCAAACCATTCATTAACTAAATCTAAATCGTTTCTTACATTTTGTTTCTGTAAAAATGGGGGTCTTACCAATGAATAGCAAGATCCTTGTATGAAATATTGAGTTCGATTATCACGTCCATCTCTACTGAATGTCACAAATTGACAAGTCCCACTAGGTTCAACAGTAACTTTATCTAATTTGGTATCACCTTTATAACATTGAATTGGTACTAATGAACCGCATGAGAATGTATTTAATAAATTAGCAATAGAATTTTGAGTTTCTCCTGATTCAGGTATTTCAGGTTCATTTACAACAAAAGGAAATGCCGGAGTTTCTAATCCTGCGTTTACAATACCACCTTCTGGTAATTCATAAATTTGAAATCTACCATTTGTCATTAAACCCATACTGTTTTGCCCAAATGTTTGCAATCCGTCAGAAGTCGGTAATCTGTCAGATCTAAAAACAATTCTTTGTGAATCATTCATTGTGAATTTATTATCATCAGGAATTAAACTACATTTTGGTTCATACTTTCTTGACCAATAAATTGGTGTTAGTTTTGCTCTTCTACAAAAGAAATCTGAAGATGAACATTGATTGAAATTAGGCCATCCAACAATCATCATAAAACCAATTCCTTCTACACACTCATTTGGTATGTAACCTGCTTCACCATTAGATGCGACTGTATTAGCACCACGTCTAGCAAAATAATTATCAATATGAATTCTTAAGCCTTTACCATTACTGTTTGAAACATAACTATAAAAATTTAGATTATTATTTATAGAATTTAATCCAGGATAATTTGGTATCTGTGATATTGGAAACGATCCAAAATCGGATTCTGATGTTGCAATATAATTATAAATTGATGTGGATTTGAATTGTTTCCATTGCAAAATAGAAGGACTAAAATGATATGATGGATGGAATAATCTCCTTCCAGCATAACTATCATTTATGATTGTGTTGTTACAAGTATTGTGTTTTGTACATCTTAATGCGTTTGATGTTGCTAAATTATTGGATAATGTTGTACCTGCAACACCAAATTCTAGATTATCATTAGGTTGTAGAGGTATATTCATCTTAAAATTACCTGTCACAGTATACCCCCAATGATTTTGGTCACCAAATATTCTGCCTAACCCTATTTTCATTGGTTGCGGTGTTGAATGCGGATCCACACCTCTCATTAAAATAGTTATATAAGTCGAATCTTTATTTTCGTAATTATCCCACGCATTGTATGAACTCCAATCAGAATCTCCTTGGACAGGTACTGATCTCATTAAAGAATAATTCTGGCTGAACGCTCCTCTTAAAGCTCTTTTGTCCAAACTATTAGAAATCATATCATCAGATGGATATGGCATATCTTTGACTAATCTTGATTCTATAACTTGAAAGTATTCTATATCTGTAGGATATCTTAAATATCTATTTTCATCTTCGCTCGATCCTGAAATTTTGTATTTTGTTATTAATCTAGCACCTGTTATTGGATGGGTATGAGATACGTTTATTTGTGTTTCACCTGTATTGATTGGCGTGCCAGTTATAGAAAAAGTATCGTAATCATTTTTTGTTTGACCCGATAAATTCAGATCGTTGAATTTGGTTGGATTCTCAAAAGTTAACAATGTTCCTTTTTGATAAACTTCTTCTGTCAGAATAACCACAACATTGTCATAATGAAATCCTCTATTTTCTAAAGATGTTGTCAATAATTGTGTTCGTTGGTAAAGATTTCCTGATTTTACAAAATCAGTATTAGTGTCAGGTGCGTTTAAATTTTCATTAAAACAAACTTTTATCTGATTTACTCCACCCCCTAAAGATCTGTTACCTAACCAATTTAAAGGAGATTCCTGAGATTGATTAATTCGGTCGGTATTAAGACCTGATCCAAAAAATTTAGCCCTTGAATTAAATAGGTTTATTCTTTCTGAAATAGGTAATGAAAACGTACCGAATGCAAATTCTGTTAAAGCGCCATTAGAGTCTGCGGTACTAAAAGTTATTGGTAAAGTTGCTCTGAAGCCAAATGATAATGTCTGATCGTTTCTTTGAGACCCCGCCCCTATTTGTTGAAAAACTTCAGTAAAATCATTACCATTAGGATCTGGATTTGAATTTAACAAGAAAGAGTCTGCGTTTATGACATCTGATAATGGACTATTATTAATAAAATTACTTTGCTCTGAAAATGAAGCAATTCCTGGTTGCGCTTGATTTACAGTATCTTTACAACTACAAATTTCGCAGTCTGGAAAACTATATAGAGGAAGATTAAAATTAGCAATATTACTTAATACTTCTTTCATATTATTTATAAACCTTCCAACTTTAACAACTTTATTAATTTTTTCCAAAACATTTATTATTATTTCTACAATTCTTGCAACAACATGTAATATTCTTACCAATATTTTAATTAGTGGCAACATAATAAACATTAATATTGTGAATAAAATAAAAATAAAATCAGTTTTATATTGTCCATCATTTGAAGGAAACTTATAATTTTCACTATCACATTCAGTGTCAGTTATAGACTTTATTGCGGAAAATCTATTTTTCAAAGTTCCTTTGGTGTATCTTGTAATTAACTGAGAAACCGTATATACTTTGTTATACGACATCTCATAAAAAGTATCTTTACAGTCAATAGCATCTTGGATCATTTGCTGTCCATTTGGAGTTATACCTGAATAACCGTAATCATTCCAGTCTAAACTGAATGCATAAGATGATTTTAATAATTGATAATCTTGGTTATTGAATGAATCATTTATTGGATCATAAGATGGTCTTGTCCATCCGTGTTCCTTAACATTAGGCACTAAAAAACTTGCTCTTTTTACAGGTGCTGATAAGTCAGGTGTTTGATTCCATTTTATCTTGAACCTATATTTCGCCTTAGTAGGAATTCCTTTTTTGGTGTCATTTGAAAATATCTGTTCTCCGAATTCATTGGTCACAATATAATCTAAATTCATTGGTACGTCCAAAAGCCAAGTTCCATTTTCATCAATAACATTACCATTATTTTCTAATTCAAGTACTTCTAAAATTGGCTTACCTGAATTGTCTTGTCTAATAGTATGTCTTATCGCTAATATTTGACCCGGTGCCGCAACCAAAGAACACATATTCCCTGCTTTAAGCCTTGGTTTGCAATTTTTTTTGATTGTGTTTCTATCACTATCAGAAAAAATTGATCCCATAAATATTGCTGTTGGTTTTATTTCAACTTGTAATTCATTTGTTAGATCAAAATCTGTTCTTGTTATTGATGATTGGCATAAATCCTGTTCGCCCCATAATGGTTCGACTATAATATCCTTTGATAATGTTATTATCTGAGGAAGAATACTTATATTTTCTGAGGTTTTAAATTTTGTACCATTAACTTGGCTATCAGTCGCAATTCCTAATCTTATTAAATCTTGCGGCGATAATGAAAATGGACCTATGTCTGACAAATCAACATTCATAACTAATGTCTGACTACCAACAGGAACGCCAAATATCATAAAGTCCCCACTGTCATTTGTAGTCACAGTGAATTTATAATACTTATCATAAATTTCAATCGCTGTAGGATTAATAAGAACATCCTCTAAATCAGGAAATGAACCTGTTGCCGCATGTCCAGGATAAGAAGGTTTATAAGGTAGTAAATTATACTTATAACCATCTTCATTTATATCATCCACAGTTTTATAAGGATATATTGCACTTATTATAGGATTTAATTCGTCCTGCTGCGTTATAGGAATAAAAATTGATAATTTTGCGTTTGGAACACCAAAACCATTATTGATTGAAACTCTTCCAACAACGACTCCATAATCAGAACATTGTCTAACATACAATTCTGATTGAGATAATTTTAAAGATAGAATTTCTAAAAATTCAAAATCTTGATCTAAATTAACATCTAATTTTTTATCAACGCCGACTTGCGTTCTTATCCTATATGATTTTGGCATTTACAACTTTTTGAATAAATAGTTTATATTCTATTTTCAAAAATAGTTGATCACACTTAAAAATAAATTAATTAACCGAAATTGACCGTTTTAAGGTTTTTAACCCTAACTGAAACGTCTTTATTTGGAAATCTAACTTGATATATTTGAACCGGCTCTGCAAATATCGTATCATCGATTAGTTGAATTTGTCTTGTTTGAGTATCGGAATATCTTTGAGAAGTTTGAGAAGACGAATATTGACCTCCAATCAAATTAAAAACATCCACTTGTGCAATTGAAATCACTCCATTTAAGTTTTGAATATTTTTCTTAATCTCTGCGACATAAACATTTTCACCCATCTCTCTATTTGATGGTGAAAAATAATTTGAAACAATATCAACAATCTGTGTTATTATTGTACCTTGATTCTGACTTGAATCTAAAACTACATATATATCAAATTTCAAATCTACAACTTGAGCGCTTTCTACAACAACATAATCATTTATCATTCTATAATTTGATAGGTAATTTGCGAGATTTGTTTTAAGTGTATTTGATATAAAATTTGTTAACTTTCCTGACGAATCATAAGATAAACATTGTATTCTAATTTTATTATCTTGTTCTGTAATTGCTACTTTTGCCGGAGCTCCAAATTGTGATGGCATATTTCTGATTATTGATTCGTAATCATTTACTGTTACAGCTCTTTTTTGCGCAGCAAAATTAAATGAAACATAATTTCTAACTTCCTCTACCGATGGTACATTTGCTCCTCCAATAGCGGCGGTTGTATTCGTACAACTTAATGAATTAATAACAGAAGTATTTTGAGTTTGTGAAGGGCCATTAACTGCAAAATTTATAGTTCCTAATTGAGTTATGACATTAACACCAACATTTGATGAAATACCTCCACCTATTCTATATTGAACAAATAAAGTTGAATTGGCCTTTAAAGTACTACCTAAGGCAAAATTATTTGAATATTTTTGTAAATTAAGTGGATTTCCTGTTGAAGCAAATTCTCTTAACTGCTCTTCAGAAGATTGATTTCCTCCTCCGAATGTCATTTTGAAAAAACTTTCAGGGGTAAATTCTGTTATAAACTTATTGTTTGTTGATATGTATTTCCCCACCTTTATACCAGGTTGATCTGAAACTTTTGTAGGGTCTTCAACAAATACCTTATCTTGTATTAAAGCATCAACTTCATACCATCTATTTGCTCTTCCTAAGAATTCTTGATCTGATGGTATATTTGCATATTGCGTTCCGTCTTTTAATAAAACACTAGTTACTCCTAATACATTTTTTTCAGGTAAAAATATTTCAAAAAATGGAAAAACATCATTTGGTAAAATAGTTCTTTTAAATACCTTTGTTATTCCATTAACCACAGTTTCTCTTTTTGTTATAGTATAATTTAATATTTTACCATTCGGATCAAAGTTTGGAACTTTTGTTCTATTTGGAAACCCTTCGTTATTGAACGGTGATGAAAAATCAATATCATAAACAGTTTCAAAAACTTGCCCTGCACCAACACATTGCGATCCTCTCCTTAATATACCACAATATCTAATATCTTCTTTATCACCAAATGCCGGAACAATAATTGAAAAATCAACCAATGCCACTGATGGTCTTTGACCTGGTATTTTTAACCCGTATGTTCTTGCTATGTTATAGATAGACGATCTTTGCTGAGCATATTGTAGAACGGTCTCTTGAATACTTCTGTCTATTTGAAATTGTAGGTTATCTGAAATGGCGGCATTTAAATCAAGTAACACAGAGAAAACTGAAGCGTCATTAACATTGGATAGTAAATCAGGATAATATGTTTTGACAAAATTTATTAATTCGGTCCTAATTGATTGGAAATCTCTTGTTGTGTATGATATTTTTTTATTTGCCATACTATTAAATATTAATTATTATGAAATTACTTGATTGAAATACATTTGTGGTTATTACATAATCTAGTTTAACTCTTGCAGTGTGTTCTTTTGTTCCTGCACCTGGTAATCTATATACCCTATCGTCACCACTTGCAACCCTTATTTCTTCGGTTTCTTCTGTTGAAGCGTCGTATACAGTTATTGAGGTTACTTTTAAATTTGGTATATATCTTTTTATTGATTCCCTGATTTCAGCTTCTATTTCTGAAAAACTTGTCCCATCCATAGGTTCAAAAATGTATTCCAACAATCTTGTACCAAAATCAGGTAAAAAATATCTTGTTCCTTTTCTTGTTAATAATAGATGAATAAGGTCTGTCCTTATCTCTTCGTCAATTGTGTCAGATAAATCTAAATATCTTCCGTCAAATGAATCTCTAAAAGGAAAATTAATTCCATATGTTACCGGATTTGCCATATGTTATAAATATATGGTTTTAAATTTTCTGTTCTGTTATGTCATAATAATAACTATCAGTATCTTCTGATACCCACTTATCCGAAATTGTTTCAACCGAGGGTAATTGATAATCAACCTTTATATCTTTTAAATCCATCGGAAAATCTTTTGTTATCCAATTTGAGTCCTTCCAAAAAATTCTATTGTTAGGTTGGCAAAGTAAATACCCATCATCTGCGACCAAGATATGACCGCATTTATAATCTGATGGTTCATCTGAATACGAATTTTTAAACCAATCAACTGTCATTAAATATGTAGCCCAAACTTTATCACCATTTCTTAAAACAACTTGACATCTTTTTTCGTGTAAGTGGTCATACACTATAACTGAAACATTTTCCGAAAAACAATCCCATAATTGTTTAAAATGAAAAGGTATATCTTTTTTTGGTTCTTTCAAAAAAATTTCAGAAATAGGAACTCTTGACCTTAACATTCCATAATCTGTCATAATATGAAATGTTAATATTTTTCCTGAGATAGATTGTATCGCGAATGCATATGCGTTATGAAATATATTTGAATCTTTTTCATTTTTAGTAAAGTGTGAAACCCTTACCAAACATTTAAAAAAATTAATGTTGTGATTCAAAACATTCATAACTAAATTATTTTTATGATGAACATCCGAAACAATCCACTAGACTATTTTCAGGTTTAGGAGGTAAATTCATTTTACTATAATCAATTTCAGGTAAAGGTTGCGGTTTCACTTCTTGACTTATATCTACAGCCAAATGCTTTGCTCCTGTTGAGATAGCCTTTGTTCTTACATAATAACAAAGTGTTTTTAGTCCGTTTTCCCAAGCCCTAAAGTGAGATGACGTAATTTTAGATACCGTAGGATTTGATAAATATATGTTCATAGATTGTGATTGGTCAATAAATGGAGCTCTATCGGTTGCCATATCAATCAAATCTTTTTGAGATATCTCCCAAATCGTTTTGTATTTCTTTAAAAGATGTTCAATTCTTTTGACTTTTTTGTTGTAATTTTTATCCTCAACATCCAAATATTTGTTGAAATTAATTGATTGAACTGATCCTTCATTGATGATAATTTCATTTTTTATTTGTTCATTCCACAGACCAATTTTTTCAAAATCATTGATTAAATACTTATTGACAATCATAATTTCACCACCAACAACTCTACGATTAAACAAAGCAGAATGTGCTGGTTCTGTCATTTCATAAGATCCTGTGATTTTTGCTGATGACGCTACTGGCATTTGAGCTGTTGTAAGTGAATTACACACACCCCAAAACTCAACCTCTTTTTTTAACGTATTCCAATCCCACATTCCCGATAAATCATTTTCACTTAATCCCCACATATTAAATTGAAACACTCCTTGTGACATTGGTGATCCTTTAAAGAAGTCGTATGGTTTATAAAGCGCTCTCCTACATAAATCATTTGATTCATATATAGCCCCATAATATATGGTTTCAAAAATTTGTTTATTTAATTTTCTTGCTTCTTCTGACGTGAATTCATAATCCAATAAATAAAACACATCAGCCAACCCTTGAGTTCCAATTCCAATTGCCCTCTGCTCTAAACCACCTTTTCTACCCTTTTCAGTAGAATAAAAATTAATATCAATCACTTTATTTAAAGCTCTGACAATTTTTCTAGTTTGTTCAAATAACTTTTGAAAGTTGAACTTACCATCCTCAATAAAATTCTTTAGAATTAGAGATGATAAGGTACATATAGCGGTTGTTTGTTCGTCTGTATATTGATAAATTTCATTACACAGATTTGATTGTTTTATTACACCAATGTTTTGATGGTTGGTTTTTTTGTTTGCGTTATCTTTAGAACATAAATAAGGAACACCTGTTTCAATTTGAGATTCAATTATTTTATACCAAAGTTCTTGAGCACTTACTTTTTTTCCTAAACCTAAGCTAACCGCCTTATTGTAATTTTGTTCATATTCTTCACCGTAACATTCTTGCAAAGGTTTGATACCCGATTTTAATATGTCATCAGGACAGAAAAGATACCAAGGT